TTTAATTATGTTTATATTGAGGCATTTTATTTTACACGTAACAAATCTGTGTATCTTGTTGTATATCGCGGCGATAGCATTTCACGTTTCATCTGCCATCGCTGCTGTATACCCTGCCCTGCAAAGTAGAGCGTTCCTTTGCCGCCTTTAGCATTGAGCTGGTCGAGGACCTGCATCAACTGCGCACTGTCTTCACGTGGCGCGTTCTCGTCGAACAAATTGAGCTGGGCCACACCTTGGCTGAAGAAATCACCCAGCATAATGCCGGCTTTCTGGTACCGGTGACCATCCTTCCAGATTTTGTCCAGGCACTTTACCGCGGCGTTGATGATGTCGCGGGAATCCTGTGTAGGCGTAAGAAGCTTCATTGACGCACTATTACCGTAATATGGCTCGTTAAGCGCAAAAGGTGAGGTTTTCACGAAGGCCGAGATAAACCGGCAATACTGATGCTCGCCGCGAAGCTTTTCGGTGCCGCGCGCCGCATAGCTGCAAATAGCCTGGCGCATCTGTTCGTACTCGGTGACGCGTTCGCCGAACGACCTGCTGCAGACAATTTCCTGCTTCGCAGGTGCAAACTCTTCCAGATCGAGACAAGGCTCGCCTCGTAGCTCCCTGACGGTTCTCTCCAGTACGACATTAAAGTGTTTGCGAATAATCCATGTACTCTGCTCAGAGAGGTCCAGAGCTGTTTTGATGCCCATGGAATTTAGCTTTTTACTGATTCTGCGACCAACACCCCAAACATCCTCTACAGGCACGATAGCCAATAGTCGACGCTGCCGATCGACATTTGACAGGTCAACTACCCCGCCCGTCTGCCGCTGCCATTTCTTTGCGGCGTGGTTGGCGAGTTTAGCGAGTGTTTTTGTCTGGGCAATGCCAACGCCAACGGTGAGGTGCGTACGCTTCAGAACCGTAGCGCGGATCTCCTTGCCGAACTCCGTCAGGTCCCGGCAGTTGCGAACACCTGTCAGGTCGCAAAATGCTTCGTCGATACTGTAAATTTCGACGCGAGGGCTCATTTCCTCAAGCGTCGTCATTACCCGGTTCGACATGTCAGCGTAAAGCTCGTAATTGCTGCTGAAGCAAACAACGCCAGCGCGCCGGAAAAGCTCCTTTTGCTTGAAGAATGGCTCCCCCATAGTGATTCCGACCGCTTTGGCTTCTGCACTGCGTGCGATTACACAGCCATCGTTATTTGAGAGAACGACAACCGGCCGCCCTCTCAGATCCGGTCTGAATACAGTCTCGCATGATGCGTAGAACGAATTCACATCACAGAGAGCAAACATATTCAGCTCGCCGATTTAACGATGAAAGTCACGACGCCGAAAACGTCCAGCGTGTCTTCGCTGCCAACAACAATCGGACTATATGCGCTATTCATAGGATTGAGTTGCACTGTAGGGCGCAGCTGCAGGCGTTTTACAGTAAATTCCCCTTCTACTGCAGCGATGACAATGTCACCGTGCTCAGCAGTGCGCGAACTGTCCACCACCAGCAGATCACCGTCGCTGATCCCGGCTTCTATCATCGAATCCCCTGCGGCTTTAACGAAATACGTTGAGCTGGGATGGGAAACAAGCAACTCATTAAGATCAATGCGCTGCTCTACATAATCAGCTGCGGGGCTGGGAAAACCACATTGCACCAAATCGCTGTATAGTGGGATTGCGACAATTTCTCGCAGTTCTGTAGGCCTGATGAACTCCATAACGCACACCTCAAATACTGTTTTTATATACAGTAGTTTCATTTACCAGGGTACGCAAGACACCGGATACGCTGTGACTGTTTAAAGCTTCGCCGTTTCGTTTGTAAGTTTCTCTCTCACTTCAGATTATGGTTATTGTAAATTTTCCGGCTGAACGTTCATGTGCACAAAATTAAGCCTGTTTAGAAGCAGGAAACTTTTTATACAGCGTGCAGACAGCTACATCGTAAATGATCGCCACCTGCTTCCTTTCAACCCCATTAGCAATGAGCCTGCCGGCCTGCGCCCATTGTTCGGCTGTTAACTTCGGACGCCTGCCGCCAATCCGCCCCTTTTCCCTCGCAGCCGCCAAACCTGCCCGGGTACGTTCCACTATCAGCTCCCTCTCCATTTCTGCGAGAGCTGACATAATATGAAAAATGAAACGCCCCATCGGGCTTGAGGTGTCAATGCTGTCCGTAAGGCTCTTGAAATGAATGCCACGCTGCCGAAGCTCGTCCACCAGCAGCACCAAATTGCGCATGCTTCGCCCGAGGCGATCCAGCTTCCAGACCACCAGCGTGTCGCCCTCACCCAGCGTTCGCAGAAGTTTTTTTAGTGCCGGTCTGTTCGCCACTGTTCCGCTCATTTTTTCTTCGAAAATCTGTTCACATCCTGCGCGCTCGAGAGCTTGTCGCTGGAGATCCGTATTTTGGTCATTTGTTGACACCCTTACATAGCCGATTTGCATATTTTTCACCCACTCATTTCTGCAAAAAATCAGGTGAAGTTATCGGCCAGGCTACCTCGGGGCAATCTATAAAACGTCGGTTTGGGAAGTAGCGCGACTAAGGACGTCGGAACGGACTCCGGTAATGTCATGCAAGTGGGGGCTTTTGGGGTTGGTTCTATCCATGGCGATGGACCACTACTGGACGCTATGGGCGCGTTTACACCGACCTGTTTCACCTCTCACTCCAATGATGGACTTACCCAGCTTGGGCTAACTGCCAATACAGGTATTACGTCAATAGTCGTCAACCGGGGAAGCCGTCCAACACGTATTCATCAGGCTTACATTCTGAGACGAACGTGGTTCTCATATTACAGTGGCTCATCCTGGTCATATCAGGAGGCTTACACCACGGGCAATACCACTAAAGCCAGTGATGGTACTCTGAAAGCAGCATCTCCGGTCGCTCGTATCGTTGCGAGTGCTGATACATGCCTGCGCTCAGATATTGCTGAGGATGGTTTTACATGGTGCGGCTGCGGTACGGCGAATACCGAAGCTGAAGGGATCAAAATTTCCCGGCTCGATGTGGGAGTGTATGTGTTGACTGGTTCGGCAGGCCTTGCATCTGAGGGATGGCAGTTACTGCCGCCAATGGACCCTGGCGGCATGGGGGAACTGGGTGTAGTTGAGGCAGAGCAAACCGAAAACGGCGGACTGACTATCCGCCTGTTTAAGCGAAAATACCTGCTGGGCGATAAGGGGGAGATCGTCAAAACGAAAGGGGAACCGATGGACGTGCCGGTGAACAGCTGGATCGATGTTCGCCTGGATATGCCTGATGATTCTGTCTTTAATCAGCGGATGAGACAGGAGCCACAGCTTGAGCCTCTTTCTCCAGCTCTCTGACACGGATTGTCAGGGCTTTGATGGCAGCAAGCGCATCGAGCACTAGAGGGTTGAGGTCAAGTGTCATTTTTCCCGATTTCTCAGCTGAATGAACATACTGGGGATCTATCTTTTCCAGTTCCTGAGCAATAACGCCGCGGCGAATGACTTTATCTTCATCAGCAAGGTAGTAGAAGGTCTTAAAATCCATTGCCGCGATGTTTAACAGCGATTCGTTTAAATCCAGCTCCCCGGTCACTTTCTTAAAGTTAATGTCCGATGTTCCTGCTGACTGAAATACCGTCCACGGTGCATCTGTTTTTGTAGTTTGAGGATTCGAGTTTAACAAAAATCGGCAGTACCCGGTCCCGCCAGTAGTCACCCACATTTGTGCTATTCGTTGAGTATTGTAAGAACTTTGGTAGCCACAACCGTTGGCCGGAGCCCAAATGGTGTCTCCAAAGGCGTCACTGATAAACGATGAATTTGCATCATTTGGCCTTGGAGCCTGGTATGTTCCAACCCCAAAAGCCCCCACTTGCATGACATTACCGGAGTCCGTTCCGACGTCCTTAGTCGCGCTACTTCCCAAACCGACCTTTATTCACCCGCATCAGCAGTCATGGCCAGCTCTGCCGCACTGATTTTTTGGTTGTATAAAGAATCGGCAGGCATTTCGACACGAACGGACAAAAACTGGTCACGGGGGATGTCGACCGGATCACCATCACCCACGCCTTCCAGTTCGTTCCTGGCGAATGCTGGCGCATCAGGGTGTGTGCGGTGATAGGTTTTCACCAGCACAGAGCCATCGGCGTTTACCTCATAATCCAGCCAGATAAGCGGCTGCTTGTTGCGATCGGTAGGAATGTCAAAACCGCCATCGATGCCGCCCCATGCTGCGTCTGAGTTTAGCCCCTGACATCCTTCAATCCGATATTCACCTGTGGCCAGACGGGTTACAGTGCAGCCCTCAGATTCGTCATTCGTCCGGTATGAGCCATCCGAGAATATCGCCACCACTGGCGATGCAGCTTTCAGGGTACCGTCGCTGGCGCGGGTCGTGTTGGCTGTGCCGTAAAGCATGTTAAAGGTTGAGGTTGCGGAGGTTCCTGAGGTGTTTCTTGCCAAGACCCCCACCACCCCAGTTCCGTAAGCAACGCTGATGATCGCATGCGTATCTTCAGCTGCAAAATATAGCGATGCAGCATAAGATGTTTGTGAGTTAACAGTTTTGTTGTTACGAAATACACGAGAACCTTTATCCATGAGGTTTGCCCATACCTCAGCAACTGTATCCGCGTTGAATGAGTTTCCTTTGCCTCCGAACCCAAACGCGCCCACCTCCATAACATTTCCCACTGCCGTTCCGACGTTCTTAGTCGCGCTACTTCCTAAACCGACCTTTTAAATATTCCTCTCAGAACCTGAGGTGACCATCGCTCGCAGTTCGGTCAGTTCTTTTTTTAAGCTTAAAATTTCGGCGTTTTTAAGCTCGTCTCGCTTCAATAACGCCTGAATTGCCGCCAGTCCATCGAGCAACATTGGCGTCTGGTCGAGATGCAGCAGGCCGCCAATTTGCTTTACATATTCGGGGTCGATTGTCTCTATTTGCTGAGAGATAACTCCGCGTCGTGGGGTTTGAGTTTCATCATCTTTAAAGGTGAAGTGCTTGAACTCCATCCGGAAGATATTCAGCAAAGCCTCTTCTGGATCGAGGTCATCACCGATGTTTTTCATTGTCTTATCAGACACGGCTGAAGTCATGATCTCCTTCCATGGTGCCCAAGCATTGGTATTAAACCCACGGTAAAAGAACCGCCCTGCATCCGTTTGAGTGGCATAAGGCAACATAAATTGAGTCGATGCCCCGCTGCTGCCAGCAATGCGGACATAGTTCTGAATGTACCCGTACCCGCTGGCTGCCGGAGGGTTTACAGCAGTAGAGAAATTGATGAGGTTAGGAAAAACGCCGGGGTTTCGCGCATCATTCAAATTGATGGTGTTTGATGGTAGAGCAGAGTCAATCAGGAAGAACCTGTAAGCATCCACCGGCCCGCCGAGCCCACCGACAACCTGGACATTTCCCTCGTTTGTCCCGACATCCTTGGTGGCGCTACTTCCCAAACCGAGGTTTGTGCGAGCGTCAGCGGCATTCGTTGCCCCGGTTCCACCCTGGCTAATTGGGACTGCTCCATTACTTCCTTTCTGGACCAGTTTGCCGATCGCCGGAATGGTTACACGAGCGCCGTTGATGGTAACGGTGATGTTCTGGTTTGCTGAGGTGGTGGCGAACGTCTCCCAGGCGCCGATGTTCTCGTCATACTCGTTGATGAGCTGAGACATGCTCTGCGCCAGGCCGTCGACCGAGAGACTATCAGTAACAAGAATGCCGTACTTCTGGCCGCTCAACGCCGGAGACGCGGCAGGCGTAACCGTCAGTGACGTCGCACTGTTGATGGCGGTGATCTGAAACATCTGTACCGGGTTAGAAAGAACAAACAACGTCTGGCCAACCCGAATCTGGCTGGCAGGTGCCGTCCAGTTCGTGCCGGTGCCGGTTGCGGTGTTTCCGTTAATGGCGATGGTGCCAGTGTTATAAAGCATATTTTCTCCAGGCAATAAAAAACCCCGCCGGAGCGAGGTTGATTAAAAAGTCAGTTTATTCAGACGTACATATCGGGAAGAACGGGAAGGTTCAGTGGAGTTACCGTGTCATTACCAAAAATTGCATACCGCTCGCGCCCCAGATATTTCCCACCCTGAACTGAAGCGCTGCCGTTCTGTATTTTTATTCCGAACATTCGATACACGTACATGCCATTAACTTCGTGAGCCATCAGCCCGAATCTGCCCAGCGGAACATACCCGCTGCCGATGCTCACGGCATTTTTTGAAGGCGTCCAGAGCTGGTTGAGGTAGACGAAAGGCCGCTTTGTCGTTGAAAACGTGCAGGCCCCGGCTGCATTGAAGATGTTGAGCCCGGTGCCCGGCTGCGGCGCCACGCCACTGGCAAAGATGACAATATCTATCGTGCCGGTCGTTGGAGCATCATCGTTGGTGGATGGAGGGCTGAAGAACCTGACCGTGTTGCCATCGAAATCGACGGTGTTGCCGCTATTGCAGCGCCCAAAGACAATATATTTGGACTTGTCGTACCCCGCTATCGTGGGAACTGCCCAGCCGCCTGTGGAGACATTGACGGTCCCCTTCCAGATACACTGCCCTGACTGCGTGGCATTGGTTATTGAGGTGAAGTCAGTGCTGTTGCTGATTAGCAGCCCCACCCCACTACGCTGGCCTGACGGAAATATCTGCCAGAGGCTTCCGGGGAACGTGTACGTACTTTCACGCTCACTGATGCTTACATCCTTCATCGTGGAGTTCTGCGTCACGCGTCCACCGGATATGGTGACCGAGTTCATTTTATGAAGCAGCCCTGAATCAAGGTAAGCCGTCGCGTGAGGGATAAACAGCACCTGCGCCCCGGAAACATAACCGGCAACATCAGCGTACTTGGCTTTCTGGTAGCCACTGTCAAAGTTGGCCCCAAACGACGGGCATCGCAGGCCCGCAGTTATCTCCATGCGCTTTCCGCCGTCATTTAGTTCTATCAGTAGTCCTGTCGGCATTTTATGTCCACGTCCCCAGTACGATGCGGCCGCCACCCGGAATATTAATGGTTACGCCATTACCATTAATCACCGTTGTGTTGCCGGAGCCATTGAAAGAAAAATTACCGTTTGTGGCGTAAATCGAGCCGCGAACGGTCACGTTGTTAAACGTCGCGTAGCCAGATTTGTTGATGTGCCAGCCAACGTTCCCGGTGCCGTCCCAGGTTGAAGATTGGATATAGCTGCCGATCTTGGCGTTTCCAATCGTCCCGTCTCCAATGACCGTGTCCCGAATTATGGTCTGCCCATTCTGGATAACGAAAGGAAGCGTAACGGTCGCTCCAGCCTGGTGCGTTACTGCGAAGCGGTCAGCAAGGAAGATAACCTGCGACTGCATGCCGGACGGCGTATTCTCTACACCGATCCCCATCCCTGCGGCGTAGTACTGGCCGTTGCTGGATAACCCGACCTTGATGCTGTACATCGCCTTCAGGTCGCCGTTAACGTTCGCGATGGCCTGAGCGTTAGTGGTAATGGCTGACGTATGCCCGTTGATGGTCGCCGTGATTCCGTTTATCTGCGTGGCCGTGGCCTGCTGGTAATCGGAGAACGTCTGATTCAGGCTGTTGATGGATGCCTTGTTGCCGTTCACGTCAGTCTGCAAACTCAGCAACGAACGCGCCGTTGCCTCCTTCTCGTTGACGATCACCTCATCAATGCGGTCCAGCTGAGCGCTGTTACCGGCGACGGATGCAGACAGCGTTTTGCGCGCCGCCACCTGCGCCAGGTTGCCCTGAATAATTGCGATAGCGGAGTTCTTCACTCCTCCCGTCATACCGTCCACAGACACGCTGATGTTATCGATGCGCTGGCCCAGCGCGGTATCAGCCGTCGCCACTGTCTGCTCAAGCTTAGAGAGAGAAGATGATACCCCTCCGACCTCGCTGGAAAGCTCATTAACGCTGGTCTGAACTTTCCCGATATCCTGGGCGTTTTTTGCGATTTCCTGCGCCTGTTGCGCCAGTCCGTCGTTGGCCTGTTTGATGTCGTTAGCCATGCCAGCAATTTTTTCATTGCTGTCTACCGCGTTCTCGATCAGGTCTTTGAACGTATCGGAGCCTTTAATGTCCTCCAGAATTGCATCGGTGATATCGGATACATCGGTGCTGGCCTGTCCTCGCACCCATTCTGTGTACCCTGATTCGTTGCCGCTGCGGTCCACCAGCTGCGCGCGGTACCAGAAAATCTGCCCAGCCTTAAGGCCCATCTGCTGATATTTGCGCTGCGGATAAGGCACATCGGCCAGCAGCATCGCATCGTCCTCGGTACCGGACAGGCTATACTGAATTTCCGTCTTCAGCGTGTCGTCGGTATTCGCCGGGAATCCCCAGTTCAGCTCGATACCGAATACCACGTTTTCAGAAGCGATGAAGCCAACCGGCTTCGGTGGGTTGCCCACTTTACCCGTCAGCGTTTTCTCTTCTGAATAGCCCCATCCGGATGAAATTTCTGCGGCATTGATTGCGCGCACGCGCACCAGGTAGCGCCCGGCATAAATCCCCGGGACGTCGAATGACGTGGTGGAGCTGCGCGGCACATTAACCCAGTTCCCGTCGTTGCGGCGCCATTGCGCTTCATAGGCGATAGCGTTCTGCGCCTGGTCCCAGCTCACGCGCATCGTTTCGACGCTGATATTTTGCTGCACCACAGAAAACGAGCTGATCACGATATTCGCAGGCGGCGACTGGTTGCCCGGCGGGATCACGCTCACCGGCCGCTGGTCAATGATGGCTCCGGTATCAATGCGATCGAATTTATCCGGATCGTGATTTGCACCGACGATTGTGAACGTGCCGTCGTTATTATCAGTTACCGTAATAACGCGATACTGCTGTGCGTAGAGCTCATCAGACTCAATGACCCATACGGCCTCAGCCACAGGCGTTTTACTGTAAGCGGTCGTAACGGTCACTTTATTGCCCGTTATCAACTGAATAGTGCGTGACTGTGAAACACCCGATGGAAGATTGACAATCATCCTGTCAGCTGCCGAAGCATCCGGCGCCCTGTCCAACGTCAGCACGCGACCATTCACCGCAGAGATACGGCCGCCCAGGTCGCGCCCGGAGAGATTTCGGTCCGCTACGGCGATTACATAGCCAGGCTGTGGAATGTTGCCATCTTCCCCTACATTGAAAGTAACAACGCGATCTTTGTTGTTGGTGAGGAGCCCCCATCGCCCTTTGCGATTCGCTTCTGACTGACGGGTACAACCGATCGCAGTTATCTCAAGTTGATTAAACCCATAACGCGCAACCAGCGCCTGCTCAAAAACAGGCTCCATCGCATCAGAATAAGCGTTATCAGGATCAGACCAGGATACCAGCGCATTGGTGTAACGGTTCTTTGTGGTGCTGCTGGAATAGGTAAAGCGCCCATCAATAACGTTCGCATGCGTATATGTAAAATCTACATCTCTCGGCATGTCCGCCAGCGCCACAATCTGGTCGTCGCCCCAGTAGGTCATCCCACGGAAGATGGCAGCAAAATCACGCAGGACCGTATAAGCGTCGTTGCGTTCCTGAATGTAGACGTTGCAGGTATAACGTGGTTCGGTACCACTTCCGCCTTTGCCATCCGGTACCATTTGATCGCAATACTGCGCAACCTGGTAGAGCGTCCATTTATCTATGTTGGCCGTTGTAAGACGATCCCCAAGTCCGAAACGGTCACTAACCACCAGGTCGTAGAAAATCCATGCAGGGTTATCGGTCCAGGCCCATTTAAATGTCCCAGCCCACGTACCGCTATAAGTGCGAGTTTCGGGGTCGTAAGTATCCGGTACGCGGATAACGCGGCCGCGGGGCTCGCAGGAGATCTGCGGGATAGAGCCGTTAAACTGGCTGGAATCGAATTCGATATAAAGCAGCGCTGTGTTTGGATAGCGTAATTTGGCGTCAATTACCTCGGTGAAGCTCTGCAGCATCATCGTGTCGCCGATCTTCGCGCTGTTGGCATCAGACGTAATCTTACGGAGTCGGATTGTCCAGGTGCTGCCAGCCTGAGGTAAATCAATACGGTGGCTGCGCTCGTAACCTGACGTCGTTTTGCCGGTCACGCTGGTATTGAGTACCGTCTGCCATGTGCCGCCGTCCGTCTGCAGGTCAATCGCGTAATTAACCGAGTAACCGACCAGATCGCCGTCGTCCTCCTGCTTGAAAAGCGAAGGCCATTTCAGGCGCAGGCGAACAGCTGAAAGCTGCGTATTAGTAAACGTGCGCGTCCACGCTGTAGCGCTCGATACCTCAGTTCCCACGTTGATTTCGTTTTCGGTACCGGGTATGCCCTGAATATATTTTTGCGCCTGAGTTCCCGCGCGAAATTCCCACGTTACGCCGCTGAAGTTTTGAGAGCCGTCAGCATTCTCAAGAGCCGTTCCGTCCAGGTAGATATCTTTCGCCGTCAGCTGCCCTGCAAATTCGCCCTCACCTAATGCAACAAGAATTTTGGCTTTAGCAACTGACTGGAGATCATCGGGCTGCTCGACAGGGGCGCGGGAACTGGAGCTGCCGCCCTTTCGGCCTTTTATAGCGGTTGCTGTATCCATAATGATTGAGTCCAAAAAACCACCCGGAGGCGGCCTTCTAATTCGATAAATGCAATTTTATTCGCGATAAAAGTTTACTTCAGGAAGGAAATCCTGATGAGACTCACATACCAACTCATTAACCAATAAGTTATCCATTAAATTAAACTCATGAATGTAATTTTGGAATTTTCTGCCCGCCGGGGTCAATGAGTTATAGTAAAGTAAAAACAACTCCTGATTAGATATTTGGGCTCTGACCAACCGAGCATATAGCATTTTATTATCAATATCCGCCTCTGATAAGAACCTGAAAATGTTATATAAAAACCTGAAGTAGTGAGCCAACCTATGCCCATCCTCGTTAAAGAATGCTTCATAAGAATGTTTAACTCTATCTAAATCAATAGCATTTTTTGCAAGAGATTTTATTTGAGAGTGAAGTTTTATCGAAAGTTCCTTCAAGGCATCTCTTCCCTTGAACTCATCTTTTTCCATCATGCCTATCTTCTCATATGTAATCCCCTCAACAATATCATTCTGTATTTTCAACATTTGAAAAAAAGAATTCTCGAATCCTTGCTTTGCGATTTCTTTTTTACTTTCCGCCAACTCTTGCTTTTGAAGTTTAAATTCCTCTCGTTGATAATTTAAAGTCCATACAACGCAAACAAAAGCTAACGCAGAAAACAAAGATGTTAGAACACCAAAGCTATCTCCAAAAACCCCCGGTTCAGAAATCGAGGTTATCGGCCAAGAAAAAAAAATCAAAAACACTGCATACCCAATGACAGATGCTACCGAAACAACTCCAATCCAAATAGGGAAATGATTCTTCATGAAAAATCCTTAAATTAATTGTTATGCCGCTTCTTCTAGTCATACTACTGTTGGTCTTCAACGTAAATACCTGCTGAAATAATCGCGCCGCCGATTCGTCGACGACCATACAGAAGCGGTACCGGATTCCCCTGAGCTGTCGTGTTTGTTACTCCACCAAAGGCATAGCTGGCTTGGTTATCCGCAGATTGCTTACTGGCGAGACCGGTTGTCTGTGGAGAAAGCATCTGGACTACGCCGCCGATCGCCATTGATGCCCCAATCCCCGCCACTGCTCCCCATCCACCAGCGAAAGCGGTACCACCAATCCCGATCGCGGCACCTCCTGTGACGAACGCAGCAACAGCGACAAGGGCAACCCCGAGGATTGTCTGAAATACCCCGGCTCGCTTACTGCCGATGATCACCGGCGCGATGCGGATTTCCTCTGTGCTCCTGTCCATACTGAGCTCATCGTTTAAGAGGTTTCGTTTCCCGCTGAATACCGCATAAGTTAAACCTCGCTGCTTACTGGTATTCAGGAAACGCTCAAACCCCGGCACGATAACGCTCAGGGCGCGGATGGCCTCCTTTGGTGAAGCTACTGATAAACGATATTCACGCCCGAAGGTGGCGCCTAGCACGCCGTATAATCGAATTGTGCGGACCGGCTCAACATTGAGTAATACAGCCATTTTTCCCCCATAAAAACTGTCACAGGCAGTTATCAGAAACAGTCTTTAAAGCGCAGTATTTTCATTGTGCGCTCACGCCAGTAACCGCCATAAGGTACGCGCTGGCTCAGATGCCCATAAAGGTGATGCAGTAGCATGTTGCCTTCCAGCAGAATCCCCGCATGATTCCACTTATCAGCCTGAACCTGCATGATCACCATATCCCCAGCTTTTGGCGGCCCGTCGAATTCACGGAATCCGCACTCATACCAGCAATCCTGATAGAAGTTGTCCGGATAGTCATTTTCCCACCAGGGATAATCGACCCGGTAATCGTGAAGCTCTATCCCGTGCGTTTGCCGGTAATAGCTCATCACCAGCCCCCAGCAGTCAAAGTGACCAAGCACAAACGGGCGCTCGAGCAGCGGCAGTTCTCCACGCGGCTGGATGGTCCGTAAATCTCCCTCCGGCCAGCTCACGATATGCCAGGGTAAAAGGGTTGCATCACATTGCGCTTTATCCAGTTCGCTCGGTTGCGTCGAGGCATCTGGGTGACTGTGAGCGATGGCGATCACCCTCCCCCAGTCCTCAGCAGCTGCATAGTCTTCGGGGCAAAGTACAAAATTATCCTCCGGCGCCGCGGCAAGATTCCGGCACGGGAAATAACGTTCAACACGGCTTTTCTGCGCCACCACGCCGCAGCACTCGCGAGGATACTCAGCTGCAGCATGGGCCATAATTGCATCAATGGTTTTCTGACGCATATCAGCTCCTGATCAAAGACGTTCCCGGGAAACCACCAAACGGCAGTTCTTCATTCTCTCCGAAGCGAAGTTTGCACGCCGTGAGCGTGCCGTTACAGACATCAAGCGAGGGATCATCGACAGGATTATTGTTGTTATCGAAGTATCTGGTTCCGGCATAATCGCAACCGTCACCGGTTCGGTACTTATTGCGCATGCACCAGGTACACAGGGAATGAAGCTGGCGCGTGGGGATCATCTTACCCTGCAACGACATCGGGCTATCGAGTACGAATTCGATACTTTCGCCCGGAATTTCGCTGCTTTTACCATCAATGTAAAAAACTCGTTTTCTGACCTGTTGCGGATCAGCTGTTGCGTTACCTGCTGGGAAGTTCTTCGCATCGAGATAATGCGAATAAGTGTCATGGATAGTGACTTTCGCCTGTAGCATATCGTCATAAGCAAGGCACAGCGCAGTAATCTTGCTATCGATATCTGCAACCGTGAGTGTTGGCTGGGCACTGTTGCCGTCTGTGGAGGCTTCAAGCCCTTCTATTTGATACGGCCAGGCGGCATATTCCTCCCCCTGCCACCAGATACTTTTCGCCTTCAGCTTTGATTCATCGCCACCAGCGGCAGCGATTTCTTCTTCTGTGTGCGGGAGGTTGTATGCGTGAATTCGCAGTACATCATCCACGCCGAACGTAGAGCCATCAACTTCGATAAGCCGGACTTTATTACCGGGCTCAAGGCTTTGATAGTCTGCTGTGATCATGGTGCGTACGCCTGTTTGAAAGTTGCGGAAATGGTCAGAACGTTGCTGGATAAGGGCTGTGACTTGATTGATTCGGCCTCAATCCGGTAGAGCCCAGTTTCGCCAACTGGCGAAGTCCAGATGAATGACTTTATAACGTGAGAACGAAAGAATTTAAGAGCCTGGAGCATGTCCGTTTTTTTGCCCGTTAGGGTTACAGGCCATGACTGCTTTTCAGGGTTGATGCCTTCCCCTGCAATCTGCTCATAGCCATCGCCAAAGGTTGCAGAGCGGGTTTTATGGCTAAACGTTCCTTCCATTCCCGCCTGTATCTGCGTTCGCCAGGTGAACGTTTCCAGTGCCATGTTTGCTCCATAAAAAAAGCCACCCGAAGGTGGCTTGTGACAATATGAGAAGGAAATTAGCGGGTTTCACAACCAAGCTGAGACTTGTCGATAATCTGCGTGCCTTCAACACGGTAACCATATGTGCCGAACAGAAATGCGTGGTTTAATTGATAAATAACAACATCGCTTAGGCCTACGGAACACTTGTCTTTTTCAATAGCCCGATCCATTGCAGTTTTAACGCTTGGAATGCCCAGCGGGAAAATAACAATTGGAGCTTTGTCTTCACCAGTCACACGTTGACCTTTTTCAAACTTAGCTGCGTTCAGGTTGTAATTTTTAGTACTACCAACGGTCATATCAGCAACACGAACAGTACAGCCAGACAACATTAAAGCCCCAAGAGCTAAAGCCACTACCTTCTTCATTTTAAGTTTCCTTTGATTGCAATCGGAAACATCTTAACATGATGAATAATGTGATAAAACAAACACCATGTCTCTTATCTTGATTTTGTTGCATTCCAGATGAGCCCACCAGGCTGAAGTTGTTTCGCAATACCTGCCCGAACAGATTGATCAATAGTCTGCTTGTAAGCGCGAGAAACAGCATCGTTATTTGCAGAAGTCTGCTGCTGTGAATTTTGGTTTTGAACAACTACGGACGTTTGAATACTTACCCCACCGGCCGATGATGACTGAAGCCCATACATCGGAGCGTGGCCAACATAACCGCCATTTGCATAACCCTGTGCGCTTCGCATAAGTGAATAGAGGTTTCCAACCCCCAGCGCACTTGTTGCCTCTTTGGTGAAGACGAATTCGCCACCATGCACCACGCCTTTTGGCTGATACTTTCCTCCAACCCCTGTGTAGCCGCCAGTATCGAATTCCGGAACTGCGCCGCCACTAGAAAATCCGAAAAATGAACCAAATGATGTCCCCCCAAACGCAGACTTCATTCCGTTAACCAGCGCCAACTGTGTCAGCATCTGGGCTGTTCCTTTCAAAAAGGTTGTCAGGAAATCTGAGAAGTTAGCTTTTCCAGTGGTAAAAAAGTCTGTAAGAGTGCTGGCCATACCGGTGAATGCATTGCTGGTAAGTGTCTGCACTTGTGAGTAAACATTGGTTGCGGAGTCCTCAAATTCAGCCCAGCCCTTTTTCGCGCCGGTCAACCAGTCGCCACGCAACCTGTCCTCTGCGGCATAGTAATTATTCGCCGCTTTGAGCTGCTTCTGATAACCAACGTCCTCCAGAGAACCGCCGGCGTTCACCCAACCTGCGGCAAGCTGACTTTTCGCGAGTTCACGCTGAGCTAACCGATCGCTCACTCCAGCTCCACCGACCAAAGCAGCCTGCTTCTCTGCCATCTGCGTGACGTATTTCTGCGAGGTATCCATTCGCTTGTTCAGCTGTTCCTGTTCGGTAATCTGATCACCTAACAGGGCTTTCTGCCGTGCCAACTGAAGCACCTGGTCTTTACTCGCCAGCAGGGATTGTTCCTGCTTTGTCAGGGAACGTGAACGCGAGGCCTCCTCCAGCACCTGAAATTTCGCTTCAGTCGTCCACAGATCTTTGCGCTGCTGGCTGATAGAGTCGTTCAGCCCTTTATGCTGCTGAAGAGCACGCAACTGCGCATGAAGCGCCAGCAATTCGGCCTGAGCAGCGTCAGTACTGCGGTCGCCAGCCGATACAGTACCCTGTTTTCCTGTTTTAGTTTTTTTGCCAAACGAAGCGACTGCTTCCCGATCCTTCTGAGTGGTCGCGGCGCTTATTTTGCGGGATGTATCGAGGTACTTGCCTGCGCTAATGTCAGCTGCGTCCCAGTCCTTTTTCAGCTGAGATACGCTGTTACCATAAGCTCCGGCCATTTTTTCGTTATAGTCCTGCCATCCCTGCAACGTATCCGTTTTCGCCCAGTCAGGAACGAGATTAATCGCATCCGCGATAGAAGAAGAAATAATCTGGTTCAGCTTCTGGAAAACTATCGCGACGCTGTAATAAATCGCGTTAAATTCCTTTAGCGTGTTTGATGCCAGCTCAGCTACCCACTGACCGATGCTCTGCATAGCCTCAGACGCCCATCCCTTGATATCAAGCCACAGGCGGCCAAATGGCGTCAGCGAGTCGTAAGCCTGCTCTCCGCGCTCTGCCATCGTGTCGCCAAACAAATCCATAGCTTGAGTAACGGCAGCGGTCTGGTCTTTCTGCTTAACTAACTCGTCAATGTGCTTAAGCTGTGAAACGGTGAGAAAGTTGAATTGCTCATTAAGGTTCTGAAGAGCCTTAACCGGATCCTTATCAATATCCTTATAAGCCTTGGTAATGTCCTGAGCCGAAACAATACCAGTTTCAACTGCCAGCGCTGTCGCTTTGGTAGCTTTCTCAAGCTGTTGCTGGGTCATTGAGCCGATACCAACCAGCTCTGTCATCAGACTCTGGACAGTGCCCACCGTAGCCCCAGTAGAGGCAGCAATAGACTGAGAGGAAGCCATAATCTGGAGCGCTGACGTGCCGGCAATATTGCCAGTCCTGATAATGGCCTTGTTGATTTCGTCGTAGGCGGTGAAGTAGTCCGATCCCGCTTTGGCCGCAATCAGTACAGCGCCAGCCAGGCCACCAATGGCCACTCGGGCAGGAGTCACCATCGACAACATCGCTTTCAGCGCATTGCCTACACCGCCAAACGAGTCACGGAGCTGACCGCCCTGCTGAATAGCAACCATATAAACCGGCATACCGGAAGCCAGTGAAGTCACAATGTCGGTCATTTGCATCGGGAGATAACGCATAGCATTGCGATATTGGCCCGCGCTGACAGCCCCAGACTTCCATGCTTCTTCCTGCTCTTTCAGCTTTGCGATCATTGGTGCAGCACGATCGGATACGCCGAGTTGAGCAGCTTTTAGCTCTAACAGTTCTGCGCGCGTTTTTCCGATTGCTGTGACCTGCTCCTCCAGCGAATCGATAAAGGTTTTGCCCGCTGCAGCTGCCCGCTGCGCTGCCTGAACCTGCTCAATGCGAGCCCGCCCCTCTGCGGTCTCAGACTCCATTACCTGTGCCAGTTTTGCCCGCGTCGTCTCAAGCACGCTGTTGTAACGAGTAAAATCCTCGTCTCCTACCAGCCCTTTACCACGAAACTTAGCCAGGCTATCCTGGATAGTGTCCAGCTCATCCAGCGCCTTGTTTACCGGACTAATTTTATTCAGCAGGTTCTGCAGTTCCTGACGCTGCTGCTTCAGGCTTTCGCTGTTCTTCTTCTGGTTATCGATGCCGGTGCGGAACGTACTGTTCAGGTCATCCGCTTTACCTGCAGCGGCGGTCGCGGTCTCCTGAAAGCGATCCAGTGCCTGGTTACCACGCTCCAGCTCAGTGGTATTTACGCGCAGGGAAATCGTGGCGATGTCGTTACTCATTCCGCCCTCTCTTTATGCATAACTTTTAGTGCGGCGCTCTCCATGATTCGGATGTCCGAAAGCGCGGTTGCCTCGTCGTCGACGTGGTGCAGGCGCATCACCCAGGGCAGCACGTTGTAATCAAGCCCTGATGCGCCTCCCATGCCCGTGCGCCACTGCGTACTGACAGCCTGAAACACCAGGAATGAAGGCCATACATCTGGCCAGACGTCGATGTATTGATCGTCGTAGTCATCCGGCGTAAGCCCATAGGGCGCCAGGTCTGCCGCTGTGGGTTCAGGCGTATAGAATGCAGAGGCAACCGCTATCAGTTTTTTTCGCGCTGCCCCATCAGTTCGCGATAGTAGGTTTCAGGGATAGCCTTCATCGCCGCCGGATAGTTTTCCAGCAGCACCGACAGGTTTTCTGCGTTGAAAGCATCGGGAAGTGCCCAGCCAGAAATGATTTCCATCAGAAAATCAGTGGCGGTTTTGCCTTCCAGTTTTTCCAGATCAGCCAGCTCTTTAAGTGGCTTATGATTGAACGTGAAGGTGAGCACGCCATCTTCATCGCCAGCGCGCGGGATCGAGACGTTGGCCTTGAAGGTTGGTTTGGGCTGAAGGGTGAATTTGGTAGCCATTGATACCTCTTACGAAAAAAAGCCTCCGCAAAGGGAGGCATAGGATATTGAAAGCTCTGACGGGTCAGGCGGCAGCGTCAGTCACCTTGTAGAACGTCATCGCCGGTGACTGCAGGTTCAGCACCACACTCACTGTCTCTACCTCGTTAACCGCAGTAGTCGGCGTGTCGTCAAAAGATGCCGTGGCCGCCCAGTAACGGTTTTCTTTCGCCTTCGGCACGTACATGTACGCCGCCACAGTCTCTTCGTCTTCGTCCAGTTGGCGCAGCAACGGATATACCGGGAGAGTTGAGTCGTGAGCAATCGAGTAAGTCTGAGAGACAGCGGATTTATAGGTATTCAGGTTGCGCTGGCGATCATCGCTGAGGAACTGAATCTGCGTGGTGTTCTGATCACCACCGGATTTCGATACCTCTGTGATTTGTGGCAGTTCGGTCCATTCTTCAATTTTGCGAATAGAGCCGGAACCGCCGCCCGCCGCGTATTTGTTTTTGTTGGTGGTATTGATGTTTCGAAGAGTGACAGCATTCTCCGCAATCGCATCGATTTTGGCGATAACGTTATCAATACCCGACCAGTTGCAGTTCACGTGAACGATATCGCCGACCGCAATATCGTCCGCGGCGCTGACGGTGATCACCGCGTGCTCAGCATTCGTCGCGCCGGTGAAAGTAATGGCCGGGCCGTAGCCCGACGCCAGGTAAACATGAGCGCCGTTAGGCAGTGCAAAGCCCATAATGGTTTCTCCTTCAGAAACGGGAAAACCAGCTCAAGGCCGGTCAGTTGTGGGACATCAGAGGGGAATCAGCTGGTAATGTCTGCCCGATAATTCAGGCTGACAGGAACGGTGTAGGACACAGGTGTAGGGACGCCGCGGAATATGCCAGGCGCGCGGCTAATCCAGCAGGTAAAGTCTTTGCCTGCAATTTCCTGCCCCTCGGGGAACAATTCCGCCACTCTGCTCGCCAGGGCAACGACGGAGGTACGGCCGGAGCCGGCTGGCGCCACGACATTAATCTGGTACACGCCAGAATAAGTCCGGCAGCGCAAGCCGAGATCGATTGTTCGCGGCGTAACGGGCAGATCGTGAACGGCCAGGTACATCTCGTTAGCAGGAGGTGTAAACGGCACGTTCTCCCATGCAACCGAAATGCCCTCGGCATCAGCCCAGGCACCCAGTCTGGCGGCCAGTGCAGATGCAATATCAGGAATCACTTAGTCACCTCCCTGACAGCTTCCTCAAAGAAGCGTTGAAACTCAGCTGCAGTTATGCGGACCATGCCGCCCGGAGCCTGTGTGGAATGCCCCATTTCAAGCGGGTAGGCATAGGGCACGTTGTTGCAGAAATAAACGGCCTTCATCCCGACTTTGAAGAGCGACAGCGTGTAGTTCCCGGCCGCTTTGGTCAGGTCGCCGGTCTTGTCTATTCGCCCTGTCTCGTCAGTCGTTGGCGCATCAAAGGACACCTGCCAGTTACCGCGAAAGCGTCCGCCCGTATACCCCGGCGGTGCTTTGATATCCATCCCATCCACCACCCGGGCTTTTTTCTTCAGTCGCCCGGTTTTGGTCAGGTTGTCGGGATTTGCCCGCTGCGCTTCGTTATGGTCGTAAACCGCGCGATTATAGGAAACGGCTGTCTGGTTAACTTCCCATAACTCCGGGTTGCCCACTGGAGACATCACCACCAGCTGGTTAAGAATTTTGATTCCGACGGCGCGCACCACTGCTTCCTGATTCGTTTTCGCCTTGTTAACGAAAGCCGTGATTTCAGCCAGGAAAGCCGCGTTCTCGCCCATGTTAAGCCCTCAGTTGCGCTTTGTAGCAGAGTATCAGTGCGGCGGGTTTTGCCGGGTTCGGTTTGACAACACGGTAGGCTGTGCCGTCAATATCAACCACATCGCCGATTTTAATTTCCTGCTCTGCCGTAAAAACGATCTGCACATCGCCGTTAACGATGACCGTTCCATCAATTTCGCCTGGCGCGTATTCAGTCTTCACGCCCACAGCAGTAAAACGGACCGCTTCAGTTTTATGCTCAACGCCACCAATAACCGTTACCGAACCTTTACGGGTGACGTTGTACTCCATGCCGTTCTGCCTGAGCATGCGCGTCGTTCTGGCCTGCATACGTTGGTAATCAATCGCCATATCAGGCCCTCTCTGCAAATGCATTGATGGCGTAACCACGACCACCAGCGAGGTCGCCCAGCAGCGCCATTACGGCAGGATATGACGGCGTGAAGACTTCACCATCTGAGACCGCATAGGTCATGGTGACAGCACCTTCCACACGTTCAGTTTTCACAGCGGCTTCGCGCACGCTGGAGAGTAAATCGCCGTCGATTGCCTCTACCGCCAGCATGCACTGTGCGGTTATAACCTGCCGTGGAACTTCATCCGGCGGGAAATCATGTTCATCCAGAATGACATTCACGCGTGGCCATGCCAGCGGCTGTCGAGGGTCTGCTTTGAAACCTACCCAATCAAGCCCTTCCAGGTAGTCCATCGCCTTACTCAGTAACGGTGCGAGCTTTTCAGGCAGCTCAATCCCTCTCAGCGCGGCAAATGACGCCAGTTCATCTTCGCTGGCGTAACTGTTAACGTCAGCGGCGGTGATATCAGTATTAATCATCTGAGCATCCGGTGAATGGGGCTTACGCCCCATCGATTAGCCAGCTGCAGGTGCGGTGAAGGTGATTTCCTCACTCGATTTAGCAATACCATCAACAGTACCAGTGACTGTGAAAGTACCTGCTGTATCAGAGGTAAGTTTGACCGTCGCCCCACCAGCAGAACCGGTCTGAGAGCTAGCCGTGCTGAGCGTGCCGCCGGTTGAATTCCAGGCAACGGTTTTGCCGGAAACACCTGCGCCGTTTAGCGTGTACTTAAGGGAAATGGTGACCGCATCGGTGCTGTCAGCGGTTGCGGAGGTTTTATCCGCTGACAGCGTTACTCCCCCGCTGCGGATCCCAGCTTAATCAGCACGCCAGCCGTAGATTTGTTACTGGTGAAGTGCTTCTTCCAGTTACCAGCGGTGCCGATTTTGGTCAGGTCCGGGTTGTCACCTTTGGAGGTATCCCAGCTGTAACCCAGCAAGTCGACATTCACCACGCCTTCAGCACGGTACCCGATGGCCAAGTTTTCCTGATCGTTGATGTCGTACGAACGGAACCCCGGCGCCTGAGATTCGGTGACGGTAACCGCTCCGGCTACGAGCCCAAGGATCGCATCAGCGTCCATGGTGTCGGTAACCAGCACAGGCTTACCCAGCGTGCCCGGCTGCCCACCGTAAACCACCACGCCCGCTTCTTCGTAGATTTTATTGGCGATCGCCTCATCCACGATGTCGAAGTAAGTGGCGGAGTGCATAACGAAGAGCACAACACGGTTGAACTTGTCGCCGTACTTACGCAGGCCGCGCGTCAGGGTCTTCTTACCGTCGGTTTCAATATCGGCGGTAACCACCATGTCAGCGTTGGCGCCAATAGCAGCCGTTAGCGCCTTCAGGCCGTATTTCACGTAGCCTTCCAGCGTCGCGTCAGCCACATCAGTGCCGATCACTTCGGAGAACTCGTCAACCGAGCGGCCGCGGCGTTTGAACGCTTCTTCTGTAGTTTCGTATGGACCGTATTTCCACGGCGCTTTGACGGATACGGCTTCACCGGCGCCAATCTTCTTACCCGTCACCTTTTCGGTGGAGTTAACGTCACGCGATTCGATTGAGCCACCCACTTTGTAGAAGGCTCGCTTGCGGAAATCGCCTTCAATCAGCTCGTTATCCAGCAGGATCGCACCGTTGGAGGACGCGTTGAAAATTGCCAGGTTGTCCTGGCGGCGCTCGAGGAAAGCGGTCTGCGCCAGATCGTCATAAATGATCAGGTCACTATTAACAGTGGTAGACATGGGTTAATCCCTTATTTCGGAAGTTTGAGGAAGGCCTGCTGGCCATGCTTGCGGATGTAGTCCGCTTTGTCGCTGGCGCTCATTTCGGAACGTTTCAGGCTGCCACCGCCGTTTGGTTTGTGTCCGCCCGCGCCGGTGCCTTCTGCGCGTGGGAACAGATGCGGAGCCGTCTCCTTAAGAGACTCCGCCCACTCAAGCGGGCTTAGTGGGGTTTTGCCGTCTTTACCGAACAGAACATCGCCATTTGCATCAACTGCTACGGCCTCGCCTTCGTCGTTGAGCTGGAATGTGCCTTTGGCACGCAGAATCAGATCGTCGGATGCTTCCGGCAGCGCGCCAGCTTTTGAGGCTGCTGCGCGGATTGCATCGCCCAGAACTCGATCCCGGAATTTGTTGGAGAACGCTTCGGCTTTGTCGGCGCGTTCATTAGCGGCTTTGATTTGCTTATCGACGTCAGCACGCAGACGCTCGGTGCGCTTATCGAGCACCTCATCGATTTTCCCGGCGGCAATCAGCTTTGCCTCTTCGTCGTCGGAAAAACGCTGGAGAATGCCGCGTACAGCGTCTGGATCGATACCTTCAAAGCGGGACAGGTTTTCTTTCTGCTGCTTTATGGTGCCCAGCAGCTCAGAGTTTTTCGATTTCAGGCCAGTGACTTCGCTGGTCACACGCTCATCAATCAGCTTCTGGATTTCTGGGGTGATTTCGATACCACCGCCACCACTGCCCTCACCGCCGCTTTCAGGTGCGTAATATTTCAGAAGCATGTTTCGAATTAACATAATTTCCCCTCGGGATTTTGCCGGGCCTCGCCCATAAAAAAGCCCCGGCGGATGCCAGGGCGTGAAGTAAGATGTGATTGTTAGTTGTCTGTGCCTGAGAGCTGCTTCAGACGTTCCAGGCTAATCCATTCGCCTTTGTCAGTGAACATATCAGCCATGTCGATTTCACCCGCGCGGAACAGACGGCCACGCTCGGCACCCAGAACCTGATCCTGGCGTTGTGCCGACTGCCGTGCGAGCCATTCCAGATACGAGGTTTTCCCCGGTACCTGTCCATCCATGCTGGCACGAGTCCCCTCGTCCATCTCGTCGATATCGATGCCGAGTTCGCGCCACGATTTAAGGATCAGGGTTTCGGTAGAACGACAGCAAAAATGAATTTTCCCGGGTCCCTGCAGGTAAGGCACCTTATGCCCGACCGGTTTGTTATCCAGGGTGTAGCGCAGCAGGTCACGAATAATGCAGTCGTGGCTGGTTTTATTGTCCAGCGTGGACAGCCACTGTTTACCTTTCACGATGTCGCTGTTGGCACTGGTGAAGCTGTTGCGTGCTGTGGCAGCCAGATGATTCACGGCTGTTTTAGCAATGCTGGCAGCGTTTGCCCTGCTCATCTGCAGTGCGCCGTCGCGATAGTCTTTGTTGGCGTGGCCACGAACATTGCGCGCGATTGTTTCTACCGTGTCGCCGGCAATATACCCCCTGCGGACGGCGTTCACGATACGCGCCAGCCTGTCCGATTCCAGATTATCAGCCCACTCACTCAGCAGTCGCCCCTGAAAGGGCTGCGCCATGGCCGCGGCATACACCATATCGGCGGTAATGCCCTGCAGCGGATAGTGAGACAGGACCTGTGAAGGCAGAAGGGAATCGAACAGGCTCAGCTGATAACTGGCTTCATTCTTTGCCAGCGCCACCAGCTCACTCTCGAGCCCGGCCTGCATGGTGGCTACGGCCTGATGGTTAAGATCGCGTACGCTGCCCAGTAAACTCTGCAGGCGATTAACGGTGAAGCTCTCCGGAGGCAGCTTGTCCAGCGCATCCAACAGGCGCGCCGACAGGTCAGCATCTGTTTCGTTCAGCAGCTTAACCATCCTTTTAGCCACGCCCGTCGCATAACGGCTAATCCAGACGGAATGAGCAATAGCCTCATCCCGCAGGCTTTCATTCACGGTTGCCATATTAGCCCCCGGTCAGCGTTGGAGCCTGATTGCGAAGCGTATCAATAACCTCGTCCGGACTGTCGGCCGGGTCAATGAGATCAAGCTTCTGCAGTGCTCGAATCATATCGCTATCGCGCAGCGCACCGGACTGCCAAGCGTTGACGATTGCCGTCACCATTCCCGACTCGGCAACCTTCGCTATGAATTCCTGGTTGATCGTGTAGCTCGTCGATTCGCCCTTGGTGCCGAGATATTTCGCACACCAGCCAAGCGCCAGCGTGTAGGCCTCAGAAACGTTTGAAACGCAGATACCGAGCACGGATGTGGAAGATGTTTGCTCACCACTCGCCTGGGTTGCTGTCTTCGCCGTGGAGTTCTGCTCAATCAATCGGGCGCCCAACTGCACCATGTAATCACGTTTGCTGTCCATGGCCTCTTTAGCCAGCATGTTCGGCTGCGCCTGGGCATAACCAAACGAACCTTCTTTGGGAAGCAAAAGCGGTGATCGGGAACCAATTTTCACACCCTTTTTCTCAAGGTGATCGCGCCAGTTGGTATCAAGCCCGGTCATATACGGCTGTACCTGGCCACAGAACCACACGCTGTCTTCATAGTCAGCACTGTTACGGTAATGTCCGTGGTTTATTTCCACCAGCGCGGCCAGCGGCGAATCATCGATAGTAGGATCATTGTTTTGGGCACCGACAAAGGTGAACGGGATTTCGTCCCAGTTGTCCTTTCCTTTCGGCTTTGGGTGGTACTCACTATCAACAGTGTAGGTTCCGCTCGCGGTGCCACCAGCCCGGCGCCACACCCGGCAGATGAACCGGCCTTCTTCCAGCGCTAGTTCGCGGTACTGGATTTCATCCTTGTAAGCGTAGCCATCCGGCTCTTCTACGCATTCGCGCAGTACCACCAGCACCAGCTGATCGCGTCCGTTAATTCGCTTTGTTCGCCAGTTGATAATGTTCTCTGCCGGATAGCGGAGGATGATCGCCTCATCGGATGCTTCTGCGTAGTCAACATAAAGCCCCTCTCGTGCCACCTCCAGCACGTTCTCGGTCACCAGTTGCGACTGCTGATAGATGCTGGTACCGGCCCCGTCAGCATTGTCCAACAGGTATTTCAGCTTCTCCGGACCGTTGAAAGTGGGATCCTTGCGATACGCCATTCCAAGCATGCCGATCTTCGTATTGCCTGCAATGGCATAGAACACCGCACGGCTCAAATAGTCTTCGTTACGTTTGCGATTGCGTGTGGATTTATCGGTTGGGTCGAGATAAGGCAGATACTTATTACCCGCCGCTTTTACGGCCTCAACTCCTTTGCAGAAGTCCCTGTATTTCCGCCAGGCAGCAGAAGCCGCCCGGTGTTCTGGTCGAACCCAGGTGATGTCGTCGTTTGCCATATCAGAAAGTGGTGTCCATGGTGATTGAGTATGCCGGCTTCACGATCGGGTAATCCTTCACGATGAAGTACCCACCAGCATCATTGGGGTGATCGTTATCAGCTGATTTGTCCGGTTCGCCATTGGCCGCCCAGATTTGCTGCTCGAGGCTTTCGGTATAAACCGGGCAGTTTTGCACATTAACCAAATAGCGGCGCTCGCCGTTGGCGTTGCAGAACATGGCGTTCATCGAGTTGATGCGGTCTTTAACTGGCGGGTTGGCATCATCAACAATGACGCTGAACCCGGCATCGTTGAGCTGAGCGATATCGGTCTTGCTGGCGTTCTGGGATTTGCGGGAGTCGCCAGAAGCATCCGGATAGATGTAAATCTCCCGGCTTTTCACGTAGCGACCATCCTCGTAGCGCCAGAACTCTTCCTGAATGCGCTTAATCATCGCTGGCGTGTCGTAGATCTTCACCAGCTCGCGAACCGCGCGCGGCAGCCCGTTACGCTTTACGTGAACAATCGCGGCCATTTTTCCCACGTTGAAGTCCATACCAATGAACAGCGGATCCCCGTCCTGAATCTCGTCAGAACAGTTATTCAGCTTACGGTTGAAGGTGTGGTAGATGGTCCCGCTGTTGAGGTTCGTGAACTTCCCTCGCAGATACGCCTGAATCAGCTCGTCAGGGTAAGAACTCAGCAGCGATGGGATGTAATCAGGCGGTAGATTCTTAGCATTGTCGAATGTGCTGGCCTGAATCAGCCCATACAGAGCATCCAGCTGGGGCTTTTCACGTACGGCCTTCACGAACTGCTGATAGACGAATTTGAACCCTTCCGGCGTGGTCGTAACGTCAATACCGTTTCGCAGCCCATCAACCTTGTAACGCATACGGGCTATGATTTTCCGCCACGCCTGCTGCGCTTTGGCAGCCGCCATGACGTCCAGCTCATCCACCATCGCGTTACCGATTTTGAAACCGACTATCGAGCCGGGCTTCTCCATCGAGCGGCAGATTGTGGTCCCGCGGTACCGTCGCCCCTCGTAGAAGTGAACCTCTTTGTTCCCCTCGTTAATTTTGACGCTTAAACCCCAGTCAAAGGCCACCTCTTCAATCGTCGGGTAGAAGATGTCACGGATCTGCGGGTACGTCGGCGCGAAATAACCCTGGTTGATTTTAGGGTGCTCCCACATCCCCTTACAGATGCCGCCACAACCCACCCATGTTTTACCGGAACCGAATCCGGCAACGTAGGCTTTGAATTTGTGCTGCATCGCAAGGAAGCGCGCCTGAGGGATGTTAAGTGTCGGGCTGATCCCCATCGTCTGCCCTCGCATCCACTACGTTGATATTGATCTGCACTGGGGTTGGTTCATCGTCCTCACCATCACCGGCCAGCTCTTTACGGAGTTTCTCGACCTCAAGCTGCCGGCGTTCAATTTCAATCTGCTGCAGGCGCTGGGCGAACTCGCTATCGGCCAGGCCCAGGCGCTTCATTACCGCTTCGAACATCCGCTCGCGGCTGATTGCTGTGATTTCGACGCCGTTTTTGCCGACCTTCACGCCGGAGTAAGCGAGCCGAGAAGCTGCCGGGAGTTTGCGAGTGTCAGGGAAGTAAGGCTGCCCAATGCCGTCACCATTGCAGCGCGGGCATTCTGGGTTAGGCTCTCGATTATGGTCATAGCCATAACCGCCCACATCGACTGGCTCAGGTTTATCGCGGTCTGTAGATTCAAGCCGCTTCTCTTCAAACTCAACTGCATCGCGCCACTGGTATTGATTGCCGAAGCCCCAGCAGTAACGACAGGCACCGCGGCGATACTGCGAAAGCTGGTTTGCATCGAAGGTGGCAAGCTGCCACATCTGGGCCAAGACCTCATCGGCACTGCCAAGCGTGCGCACAATGGAAGCTTTCTGTTGCCGCGCAATGGCCTGGGCAACGTTAGGATTCGTTATGAGCTGACGACCGTAGTTTGGGTCACTATAACCAGCGCGTGCAGCGGCAGCGGTGGCGTTGTTGTCCTTCAGGTATTCCGCGACAAATAAGCGCTGCTGAGCAGTAAGTCCATCATCATCCACCAGCTCATTTGCGCTTTTATCTTTCTGCGCAGTGCGCATTTTTTGCTGCGCAGGTTTTTGCGCAGTTTGCGCAGAAGGTTTTTTGATATATCGACGTGCGGTAGCGTAGTTTAGTCCCTGCGCTTCACACCATTCTTTTGGTGATACGCCGGTTGCGGCATGTTCGGACAGGAACCGTTGCTGAAGCTCGCCCCAGTCCGGTTTTGCCATTGCTTACTCCAATAAAAAAAACCGCCCGAAGGCGGTTAATCATTCAGTATGAACGCTTTTGTAATGAATCAGAAGTTTTCAAAAAATGGGTCGGCTTTTATTTCGAAAAGCACCCTTAATGCAATTTCTCTATCCACTTCACCTTTACTTAATGACTCATAGACCTCACTAAGCTGAAGATAGATTTGTTTAGCTTTGGCGCGATCCTTTTTTTTCGTCATTGTTACGACGTTCTCATAAACCTGATGCAACGTAAAAGTTAGTTTCGAAAAAGGATGTGTCTCAGGAATGGGCTCAGAAGTTAGCTGATATTTGTTAGGCCCAAGCCCTATAGTTTGCTGTAGTTTAAGCACTGAAATTACGAATGCTTTTTTATCCCTAAAAGCCTCTTGGTTACGCCAACCAAACACTACAACGACCCCTGCGGCAGTTGCCAAGAATGTAGATACAGCCGCCGATAAAGATATCCATAACCCCAGATATGCCCAATTAGCTGATTCGCGTGCTGCGAGCATAGCCTCGTACGCGATTAGATCTGCGTCCATTTTCACCTCACTTATTTAGTGAGTCGATTATAAACAAACGCATTAGCATAGGCACTTAATGAATGCCTGCTCTAATGCCGCACAATGATGGCAATAAAAAACCGCCTGGAGGCGGTTCATTCGACAAGTCCATGGACTCTAGCGCTTAAGGATTTTTTCAATTCTTTAAATGCCTGGCCAGTACTCTTGACCGACGCATTTAGTAATTTACGCGCCTCTATGGTATCTAAATCATTCCGTTCATGCGCGTGATAAGCTTTATTTCCTGAGTCTAGATGACGTCTTAACTCGGCCATAGCAGGGGTTAGTTCTGGGAAATAAAGCGGCAATAAAGTATCCAAGCGGTCATGGGTGCTTCTAGCACTGAACTCAGAAAGGAAGGTGTGAAATTGTGCTTTTGTTAACTCACCTTTGATAACGGCTAACTGATAAGCTTGGTAATTGAACACATCCTTATCCCAGGTAGTCAGCAGGAGATAGAGCTCCTCTGCTTTTCCTAAAATTAACTTCTTATTTTGTGTTTCTTTTTCAAGTTTTGCTTGGGCTTGAAAGCGCTTTTCGTTGAATATGTTGGCAACCCAAGCGCCGCCAAGCGCGCCGAGGACAGCTATTAACGAGGTAATGAGTGGGACATACTGAGCCATGCTTAACTCCCTTTTTTTGGAGATATAATAACGTGCTTTATCGTCCAATCACTATGTTTAGTCTTTACAATTTTTTGCCCACGCTTTGTTATGCGCCAGGATGTCTTTTTTCGTCTGGCGGTCCAGCACATCCCAGTCGTGATCCGTTCCGTAGATGGGTTTAACCCAGTCGCAAGCCGTGTACACTACCTCACCCCTTACGGACCCAGTTGTCACACGCTCGCGATCAACATCGTCGCCAGGCATATGGTTAACATTCTAATGCACATTCCTGGCCTCATTTGTTTCTCTGAGTGTCCCTGTATGTCACTTTCCGAGAAAACCAAGGTTCTTCATCTTATAAGTACACTTACTTTTCTTGAGCTGCGCAGAGGTGTTTCCCTCGGCGAACACCTCAATCACATTCAACCCGGAAAGCATAATCCTCCATCCAAACCTTCGGTCACTTCGACACTGGCTTGAGTTCACCGGTAGAGGTTAGTATGTCGAGAACATCCATCTGATCAATTTCGGTAAGACGCCGAAGTACATACGCAGCGTCGATACCTACCAAATCACAGCGTTGTGACTTTAGTTCTGTAATGTAATCATGAATGTCTGGTTTTGTGAGGTTTTCACTGCCAATTTTACGGGCGGTATTTACGCTGTACCCCGCCCAAATAGCCGCCTGTGTGGCGTTCAAATCGATGAGGTACTCGCGACAGAACATTTCTTGCTTGTCGGGGAGTGCCATTAATTAACCATGATGGATTGATAAATGAACTGGAAAAACGAGTTTCAGCCAGAGCACTTAGGCTTCAGGATTGCTGTGTCTATAGTTGCGGTAGTAGTTTATTTTACTGCGCTTTGGTTGGCGTTCAGCTATAGAGAGGATAATTTTCAGCTTGCTCTAACCTTTTTAGCCCTTGGTGTAACAGCCTTGCAAGCTGCGATATCTAATTTAAAAATTACCAGTGCATGGAAAATTGGAGCATCCTTCGTTTTAATACTATTGCCAGCAATAATCGCCATTCTACCTCTTATCCTCTAAGCTTATCTGAATGAGCTTATCATCCAAGCTTGAATTGACCTTTAGGTAACCGAAGGTCATTCCGAGAAGTAGGATTCGTAGCGTGTCCTTTGCTGTGATTCGTGGACTAAGCTCACTCACCTTTCGCTGGAACTCATCAAACACTTCACGTAAGGGCGCCAAGTGTACTCTTATATCGAGGGTGAAGCTGATAGCATCTACACTCGCTTTCATGATGCTCTTCCCTCGTAATCACCCTCAGATGATACTGGTGTGAACCGCAGGTGTTTCACATCGGTAGGTGCGTAGTACAACCATTCGCCCGTCTCGGTCGCCAGCGATACAAAGCCTTTAACCAGCACAGGCTGACCCCGAGACATCTTTCCCGTGAAGGTTTCGCCTGTGTGGGTGATTAGCGAGATTTGATAGATGTCGGATATTGAGGGCCTCTTTATCCGTTTTTTGGATGCAGACATAAAAAAAGCCACCCGAAGGTGACCTTTGAGATGGTACCACGCCCCAATTTAGGCGAGAAATTAATTAGCCGTTAGGCAAATAGGTACGAACATCGCTCGTGTCGATGCGTGAAACAACAGTTCCATCTTTGTAGAACACAACCTGACCGCCTTCTTCTTTTGCCTCATCGGCATCAATGGTGAAAAAAGCCTCACCGGAATTCTCAAGATAAACAATGTAGCTCATGGCTAACCCCTGATTATGAGCACGAGAATGTGCAATATTTTAATTGGGATTAATCTAATCGCTTTCAATGCCCTAACTTCATTTTTATTTCATGCACTGTTCTTTGATGTACTCCTGCAGATAGCCGACCTGCTTCGTCACTGTGACGATTCGCTCTCTGAGGGTAAAATAATCCCGTTCAGCGGAGTCAGTAAGTCGGGGGCTGGAAGCATCGCCCATGCCGCCGGTGCTGGTCGCTCTGTTCGCGGGACATCTGGCGTTGACGTGCAGCCCACACTTACCAGAGTCAACGCAACGCTGCAGATCTTCAAACTGAGATTTCGCATCGGCTAATTCCTTCGTGTATTTAGCATCCAGCGCAGCGACATCTCGCTGTCGGGTCTGCATGTCTTTGATGGTGGAGTTTGCCAGGCTGAGCTTTTCAATGGCTATATTGCGCTGCTCTTTGTAGGTAGTTGCATTGTCGCGGTAGTGGTTAATCGCCCAGGCCATGGAAACCAGCAGGCAGATAATGACAGCGCAGATGATTGCGGTTAATCGGCTCATTTCTGGCCCCACTCGCAAACTTCACGCTCAATCTCGCGTCGGGTGAACAGCCCCTTCCATTGCTTGCCACCAGCATATGTCCAGCGCTTCAGTTCTTTGCAGGCTCCCGGCACATCACCGGAGTTCAGCTTCTTCAGCAGCGTTGAGCTGGCGAAAGCACCAGAGCCAACGTTGTAAGTAAAGGAGTAAAGCGCGGCGCGGGTTGGCTCAGGGATGCGAACCTTGATCAACGGGTCGATGGCGTTTGCTACCTTTCGCAGATCTGCCTTCAGCAGGATGTCGCACTCTTTGTCGCTGTAGCGGTGACCGCGGCGAATGTCAGTACCGGTGTGGCCATCGCAAACAGTCCAGACGCCGACCACATCCTGATAGGCGTAATAACGTCGCCCTTCCAGCCCATCCGCATTGCCCAGCATCACAGCTGCAATAGTGATTGCTCCGGATCCGCCAACGATAGCGCCCACCAGCTTATTTCGTAGTGTCGGGTTCATCTCGGCTCCTGCTTCGGCGGTTGTCTTCGCGAATTTTGAAATAGAGATTCGTCAGATAAGTCAGTACAGCGATGATGATGCCCACCAGCACGCCGATAGCGTTCCACTGCTCGGGGCTGTAGGCATTCAGCATGCCGTTTAGGATGCTACCGGCTGAAGCGCCGTAAGCAGCACCGGTGGTTAGTTTGTCCATGCGATACATACTCTCACCTCGCGTAGTTAGCGGGTGCTGTGTGTTTGAAAAGGGTCTGTCCGTCGGGACGATTTAACAAGAAGGCGTGTCGATTAAGTTCTTGGAGCCTGAAATAAAAAAGCCAGCGACAGGCTGGCAATGTGAGGGTAAGGCAATGAACAGGATATTATTTAGAACCAAGCGACCGATAAGCTAGCTAAACAGATGGCATTTGTGTAAAACGATGACATCAATCAGCAGGTGTTCATCGTGAAATACATTCGGTTAATTTTAAGGCTTATAACAGTATCACTTTATGTGTTTTTGGTTGTTTTTGGCTCTGGATTTGTAGGTTCGAGTACAGCCAATGCATTTAATCTTGAAACACTTAACCTAAATTACTCATTAATCGCAAAGGACTCGGCGGTATACGCACTCTGCGCAACTGGTGCGACATTGGTTGTTCCACCAGTCCTATATTTAATCCAGCATTATGTCTGGCCAGTTTTGAAATTTGTCGGCTTGAAGATTCGCTTCTTCTTCCATGGATACTAAAAGGCTCGCAGCTGGCGAGGCATCGCTTATTTTTTCCGTTACAGCGCTAGCTCTTCAATAATTCATAAATCGCCAGTAGCAAAAAGCCCCGCGGGGTTAACCGCAGGGCTTTAAACGAAGGCAATAACCCATCGTTAGAGCAAAATTACCACAGATTAGGGAAAAGTAAATAGCTCACCATAAATTCACGCCCTATTTTGTTATCTGCTTCAGCTGCGTATCAGCCCACGCCTCTTCGATATCAAACTTGGTTATGAGCTGGTCGTAGAAGGGCTTAACAGACTTCTTCCAGGTATCGAGGCTGATTGCATCCGTTATCTGGCACATCGCGGCGTAAGCCTCAGTTGATGGAATTCGTTCATACCCGCGCCCGCTGCAGCGCTTACAATCGGTCAGAACCGGAACGCCCTGCCGTTCTGTAAGAGCCTGATTAACGGCTTTCCCGCGTCCATGGCAATCTTTACAGGCGCAACTTACAACCTTCTTACCCTTACACTGAGGGCATAGAACGCGCGCTACCTCCCTGACCTGCCTCCGAACCTCATACTCAGAAGGTCGAATATCTTCGACACCCATACTCAGCGACATCTTCACGAATTTCTTCTCTTTTGCCGGAGTGTGGGACTTCATGCTGAAAACCTCAGCGTCAATAAACCCTGCCCCTTTGCAGCCATCGCACTGTTTCACGCTGGCGGCGCTGCGAGAATAATCCTCAAAAGCGAAGGCGGCCAGTTGGCGCATTACCAGTGGCTTAACCGCATCGTCCAGCTTGCGCAGCGCGGCAACCTTATCGCATTTGGTTAACGCGTACTCAGCCAGCAACTCAATCGCCCTTGCCCGATCGTTGTAACTGATGCCCATCTTGCCGAGGAAGGCACTGTATCCCATGGCGGCGCGTTCCTGCGTCATGCCCATAGCGGCCATGATATCCGTTCCGCTTAATGAGTCTGACGCCGTAGCGCGCGGAGAGTCGCTAATAAGCGTCGACTTGGCGAAGTGGTATTTCACGGTGTTTTCGAGGTTCATTAGGCTGCTCCTGCTGAATGATAGATACGAACAAAATTACGAAGAATGCGGTAATCCACCAGCACCGATCCCCGGTAGCGGTAAATGCGAAGGCGCTGCCAGCGCGCCCGGAGTATCTCAAGCGTTTCTGGCTTCATCTGGCCTCCTCGATAATGATCTGCCCTGTTTCTCCCCAGATTTTGGTAACCCGTCCGTCCCAGACATGGCTATCCTCGTCAAACACTGCATCCAGCAAAGCTTTTTCCAGGTTGTCTTTGTCCGGCTTTTGTTGATGAGGCTGGCCGACATATTGCGCCCGCTTTGTCTTGCTCCAGCTCTTTGGCATGGGGATGACAAACGTGACGTGATATCCGGACTCTGGCAGGCGGATGCCCAACAGCCTGACCTGTTCTTTGTATGCCCAGTACGCTGCTGTTGCTGGCCGTTTATGCCATCGGTCACGCTGAGTCATTCGGGGCTTGCCAATCGGCGTAATTTCGTAAATTTTCATGCGGGCACCACCAGCCCGCGGCGGGCAACTTCAATCACTGTCAGAACAATCGCACGGTCCATAAGATGCCGGCGCTCTTCCCTGTTCAGCTTATTCCCGTTATCAATGCTCTCATGACAGCAAACGCAGAGCGCAGCTGTCGCACAGTCATCAGTTTTTAATCCCATGCCTTTTCCTTCGTTCCGGTGTGCCACCTGCGTTCCCCATGCTCCACAAAGAACACAACGCTCGATCTGCCCCACGGCGGCGAGCCATTTTTTGCTGCGATAAATAGCCATGCTCACCCCCATATCCGGTTTTGCCACCGGCGATTTATACGCGGCGGTTTATTGCCTTCAGGCAGCCGGGCGCTGACGGTCCAGGTGAGATAATCGGAGTTCAGGCTGCGCTCTACCATTACGCCGCGGCGCTGGTATTCCGCCATGAGCTCTTCGGCCTGCTGGGTTGTGCAATCGGTATGATGGAACCAGCTATGTTTCATCCCCATCACCCCGCAAAGCCAAGCAGTTGAGCGGCGACGTTTTCGGCCTCATCACGACTGCGGAATGAACGGGACAGGACCCAGCGCCAGAGGACATCGAGCGCAGCTTTATAGAGCTGCTGAAATTCGAGTTCGTCCATGTTAGCGAATGAGATGCTACGAGGATGCTTTTTGAGTGTTCCGTCTGGCAGCTGAATGGCATCAAAGTGCCCTGCCTCAACGATTACCCATGAGCGGTAAGCATCGAAGGATTTGCACAGGCTAATGCCATTCGTGACGCGCCGGTAAGCAACCTGCTCAAGATACTGCTCGGCAGCATCGATAAGCGCGCCCTCATTCCCGGCATACGAAGCCAGGAACTTGGCGTAGCCAGTAATCAGCTTCCGCTCGTTGCTAGAGATAGCCCCACCGGTTGGTTCCCAGTATTCAAAACCGAGATTGAGAAGCGCGAAAAAGCGTCGATGGAATGCCGGGTTTCGTAGCCGCCTGAACTCGGCAACAAGAACATCGCCGAGCCGGGTTTTGGATTGCAGGATATCGCTGGTCTCGGGCGTTGCCGGGATCAGTATTCCTGAGTGGTGTTTGATAAGTTGTAATTCTAGCGCCATGGTTCTCTCCGTGGCGCATCAGGTATAGGTTGTTCAGGCCTATGAAAGAATAATATCAGACGGTGGTGTAACTCGGTACCCCAGCCGTTTTGCAAATTGCATGAACCCGTTGAGAGTGAAGATTTCTTCCTCTTCGAGTAACGGTCGTAATGAAACTATTCCATTTACTCGATAAACCAGATATCTCCCTTCAGCCGGGAAGCTATAGATAACTGCTTTATCGGCCCTTCTGACCACGTCGTACCATTGATCATCTGCATTAAAGGCAACTGCACTACACACTATTTCCCCCAGAGCGACTTAATGACGCGGTAAACAGTAATCGGGAACAGCCAGGGGAACGCAAACAGCGATACTCTTTGAAACTGCTCCAGTGAAATTCACGCGATTAATAAAACCACTCGTCCGCGCTTTCCCAGGTCTCCTGTACGATATGCTCAACCTCTTTCTTGTCGCCCCCGAAAACAGTCAAACCATCATTACTGGCACGCCTAATCGTAAGCTGACAATCATCGAACTGCTTGCTGAGCCTTTTCAACAGTTCTGACTCGAGCGCAGGTATAGCTCCATCAGGAAGTTTCTTCATGCGATCAATGGTTAGTTCGATTTTCATTTTTCCCTCCGCAATGAATTACTGTATGCATGTACAGTATGTTTATAAACTTATGTAACGGATTTTGCAACGTTTTATGTGATAACAATGTATCGCACGGAGAATGTGTCCCCCCAAACAAGCAACAGGTAAGTTCTAGCGTGAAGACTTGAAGTTTCTGTGGTTTGAGTGTTTTAAAGCGGAAGCATGAATGAACATTTGGATATGTATCATGGCTCACAAGCAACATGTCATGATCACACTCTCCAGCCAGAACCTGCCTTGTAGATTCGCGCTTTGAGATCATCGTTCAAGTCCCCGTTGCAAATGTTCCCATCATTTGAATTAAAGATTTTTCAGCCATTGCCGATACTACTCTGGTCCTTGCTTGTGACGCGTTCAGTGTTCAGTGCTGTTTGCTTAGGCCATCCGGACTGATTACATACCGCCTCATCAAAGCCAATCCTTAATATAAAGGGAACTTATGAGATTAAAATATGCAGCACTCATACTCGCCGTTGCCATTACAGGCTGTGATGATAAAAAAGACGTGATCGGTTGTTCTTCTGAAATGACCCAGTCAGCGCTCATGGATTTATTAAAAAAATCTGCTTATGAAGGGCTCTCTGAACAGGTGGATAAATACCCTGATGTTACTAATCAGACCAAACGAAGCGCCTTGGACAAGATCAAACTGGTCATCTCTGAAATCTCTACAACCTCAAGTGACACGGGTAGCACAATGAAAACTTGTGAAGGTACCGTGACGATGACCCTACCGGCGAATGAGTACGCTCAGCTTTCTGATGCTTACAGAAAAAACTTTAACCGTAATCTCGATAAGCAAATGGAAAGCCTGTCTTTAGATAACAACGCAAACAGCTTTTCAAAACGCATCTCCTACACGGCACAGGCGACCGACGATCAGAAAAACGTTTTCGTAAAAGCCTCCTCTGATAATCCGATATCTGTGGGTGCTGCTGCACTTACATCGCTTTCAATCATCAACCCGATCGTTGAACAGCAGAAGATCCAGCAGGCGAAGGATGCCCAGCAGAGCCAAATTGAAGCGCAACAACAGGCTCAACTCAGGGCGCAGCAACAGGCCCAGTATGAGGCAGAGCAGCAAATTGAGAGACAGACACAGCTGCAGGCACAAGAAAAGGCAGAACAGCAGGCCCAACAGCAAAAAACTGGGAGCCTTGATCAATCCCGAATGGCCTTTGCGAATGCCGACTCCGATTTGAATACCGCCTGGAGCACATTAACGCCGACAAAGAAAAAGGAATTACTGCCTTCTCAGCGCCAGTGGATCAAAACAAAGGATGCTATGTGTGGCAAAGTTTCAATGCAGGGAACTGATTCAGAAGTTAAGAAAATGGTCGACTGTCAGACGCAAATGACCCTTTCAAGGATTGCTTTCATAAGAACACAATAACTGAAGCTCCTTTCAGGCTGGTGGCCAGAAATGAGCTGGCCCCAGCGTAATGCTCGATAATTTAAGGCGAGTCCTGTGACATTTTTTCAAATATGACATATACACACCTAGTCATAACCGTAGTGATTAAAAATGATCATAAGTCAGTTATTTTATCTGTTCTAGTCCTTGATGGCATGTCCGCATTGTGCCAAAAGCGGATGCTGGAGAACGCAGCCAGCTTTGATAGGTAAGTATTTTTCACGAAAGTATCTTAGCTACAATTTTATAAAAATAGCTCGTTTATAGGCCTTGAAAAGGTCACATTTGCGACCTCTTCATTTAAATGATAAATGAACTGTATGCTTACGTTCAATTTACGCATATTTTGAAGGCTAAGTTTAACTGTGAGAATTGAATCTAACTTAACCTTCTAAGAATTTAAAAATAAAGAATTTCAATCATCGCTCTCTTTTAGAAGATCGTTAAGGTTAATTCTCGATTCAAATTCAGAGAAATTAGGCCATTCTTTTGTATGCGCATCAACTAAATTTGCGCCATAGTAACTTACGGTCGATAAGTAATGACTTTGTTTTGTAATTAAGTCCATGCAAGCTCTGATGATAACTTGCCGTTCCATTGCCTTTAAATCATTACCATATAACTCCAACATAGGAAGCCAGTCATAAAGAGGGCGGCAGTTATCAAACGAAAACATATCAAGATACATTTCTCGACTCTTAGCCTTATATCTTGCCCTCCAGTGTTGATCTGTATTAATATGATAGGCATTACCAAGATGATTTAATGCAAGCTCAACCCAAAGGTGTGGCATTGGAACATCACAAAAGAAACGACTACGTCTGTCTGGAATTGATTTCTCAACCTCACTAATACAATCGGACAAAGTGGGTGATAGGACCTTTTTATAAATATAGCTTCCATTTTTAAGGAGGTCATATAATTGAGCGCATTTAAGATATGATGTTTTATTATGTCTGTTTTTGGTAAATTCACTGTACCAAAATTTACATGCTTTGCCTTCATAATCATTTAGATTATTAACGAAACTCCAAAATGGATAATTTCCAGCATCTTCAAATAATTCCATGCCTTCAAAATCCTCCTCTTCCTCTTCCTCTTCCTCTTCCTCTTCCTCTTCCTTTCGAGGTGCTATCTCTGAATACTTCAATACCGTACCAAAATCAATCTCATAAATATTTTCATCACTTTTTTCATTCAAGTATTCTATAAGCTCACCACCTCTCATACACTCTTCTTCATTATTCATGTATTCTTCAATAATTTCATTAGGAGTAGAGATTTTTTCTATGGCTTGATTTATATTCGCCTCATTTGTATTCAAAAAAAGATTTCTTAAGCGTTCGTTACTGGCCACTTTGAAAATTGGCGCAAGATAGCTCGCAAATAAATATGGATAATGTGAGGAAAATGCGCCGTATGCCTGATTAAAATTGTCTCGAATCAAATATTCAAAAACTTTATCTTCTGGATCCCCAATTTCCGCTATCTCACGCTTTGTAAAATATGATTGCGACAATCTCCCTTCGACATGGTATGAATCTTCATCTGAACCAGAATAAATGGATTTTTCAAGGAAAGCATGTGAAGAGAAATAACTAGAAAGGAAGTTAATATTATCTTCAGTTGCATTGGGTAATGCACTATTAATGATAAGAACCCCCAAGTCCGCTAATGAATCATTTTCAAAAATACTATTTATTGTATGAATTGGGGCAGGTTTTCTTGTCAGTAATGTTGCTGTAAAATCCAAATAAATTATATCAAATTTAAATGAGGTTATTTTCATCAAGTCAACAATATCCCCATTGAATATTTTTAGAGTAGGATATTTTTCCTTAGCAGAATCTAATGCTGACCTATAAGTAGTCCCATCCATTTCAATTGCCCAAACGTTCTCCACCCTTACGCCAAGCTTAGTCAGTATATTTAAATCATTTTCAGGTTCTGGACCACAGAAAAAAGCAATTTTTAGATTGCTAGGCTTTCTGCTTCCATAAATCTCATCTGCAAATTCTTCCCACGCTTGAAGCACACTCATATTTGGATTGGAATATTTATGGGGTAATACTTCATTAAAAGAATATTCCCATAACTTTCTAACCGTTTCTGTTTTTATTATCTTTTGTTGCGTTCTGTTTATTGTTAGTTTATCTATTGCCTGACTCCATATTTCTTCTCGACTTAATTCTTTAACTTGTTGCTTATAAGTGGTCATATTTTTCCTTAGTTATACAGTGATGTCATTTACTATTAATTATCATGCATTAGGTCTTAATACACTAGCTCTAAATGGTCGATAACCTTTGATAAAACATCGTTTTACTCAAAGCTAAGAGTTTAGTCTCGTGAACTGCTCCCTGATAATTCACTCAGAAGGCTGTTAGCAATGTCCGCTGATCGCTCAAAGCGGACCATTTCATCCCAGTGCCCTCCTTTCAACTTCAATCCGCTCATATTTGGCTTTAAAAATCTCCGCTGGTGTCGGCCTGTCAACTGTATTGGCGCTGCAAACGCACCACGCATATACGGTATTGGCTTACCTTTTGTTAAATTCTTAAACTCAATTTCACCTGCCAAATTTTTGGATAAAAACCACTCAAGCCATATCTACATCTAAAAATCTTTAATCAAAATCGCTCACGCCTTCATCACAATTGCCATTAACTGGTTTACTCTGTCAATGCATATCCTAAATGCATAGGGTTGATTATAACGTACACAATGTGCATTCCGTGCTCTAATCTGTCTGCTATAATGCTTAAAAAAAAAGTTCTAGCGATGGTTGTTTTCCCTTTTCCAAGCGGATACCAGATGTCCGACTGGTCTATTCATGGTTTGAAAATTGTCAACCTATTTCATAGTCGCCCCGCCGTTTTTTTTTGAAATCATTATTGGAAGAACCATAATACATGCTGAACAAAAGCATCAGATAATTACGCCCCGTTACAGCATTTTCAGATTGTAACTGTGATTTAATTTAAGCATATCATTGCAAGCTTTATTAATATCTTTGAATCCGGAAAAGTTTTTATTTGCTGTACATTTTTCTATAATAACAATTCTATCATACAGACACTGCAGCATCGTTCTGGCTATAAGCAGTTCAGCCTCAGTATACTTGAGGCTAAATTTACGATGGTTTTCTCTTCCATTTATATAAGACTGAAGTCTCGCTGAAAATCCCAAGCATACCTGATAAAATTCATCCGATAACACCTCAAACATGACTTCCTGACTTGAAGTGGTATCTAACATCAATTTAAACTGGTCATAATTATATCTGAATGAATTTACTTTCCTGTCAATGTCAATATGATCAAGATAACCAGAGTCGTGCATGGCCTGAGTTAGCTCCTCATCAAGACTATGATTACTGCTGTTTTCATAAACAGCTTGAGATATATCATTAAGGGTCATTATCAGTACCTCACCATCAGGCGTACCAACACTTTTCACCCCATGCTTTTTAAGTATTTTCAAAGAAAAATCAATAAATTTAACAGTATTTTTTGCATGTTCACTATGAGGTGAAACAGCAAGAGCATGCTGTGCTTCATATGCAGATGCAAGCCTTACTGCGTCTGGAACTTCGAAGAGCTTATCACTTCTCTCGATGTCAGCAGGGGAACAAAAATTAACGTCCTGTACAAGTATAACCCCCCCTTTTGCATAGCTTTGTGCGACAAGACGTGAACAGAATTGTTTCCTGCTATTCTGATAAATATTCTGTAAACTCCGCCCCCCCTTAACCGACAACGCCTGAGCGACAGAATATTTACTGCCTAAAAGCGAACGGGCATAATCTGTAATATGCAGGAACATATTTACATCAGCAGTTTCTTTCAGTCTCAAAACTTTAAAATCATTAATATCCCGTACCGCTGATCTGTTTGGGACCCGACTGAAGACACCACCATCTAGTGTAGCTTCGATAATGGTTCCGCCAACATAAATCATTGCATGAGAGTATCGACTGCCGGTCTGACTGCAGATGACATCTGAATGTTTTGCATATCCATGTTCAAGAATTATATCACCTATTTTAAGTTGATCTGTATCCAGAATAAAATATTGCTCGCCTTCATGATAAGAACCATTAATTACATTCACAGCAACCCCCAAATTTAATGATAACAACGCAGAATATGACTTTAATCACTCTCATGACAATGATATTACCATGCGCAACATCTATAATATATCGCAGAATGCGAAAATTTAATCCGTTCTCTGATCAACTGCCCTCCAATGATTTCGTGGATATCGTGCGGTGAAGAGTGACTCTCCCCCCCCTACAAATAGGTTTCATCTCCTAACGCAAATTATGCTCAAGCATGTGATGTGCATATCGGTATGGATATATTTCGTGGACATAGAACAAAATTGCAAGAGAATAAAATACTTATGATCAATAACAAGCGCTGATAGCTGATAGAATAAGGAGTCTGCTTCGCCTTCGTATTAACCCGACGCAGAGTAAACCTAAGTTTCCCGCTTTCCGCTCAAAGCGGATCATTTCATCCCTCTGCCCTTCCACCAGCCTTCATGCGCTCATATCTTGCTTTCAGAAGCTCTGCAGGTGTCGGCCCCTTTGGTGATACTGGCGCGGCCAGCACCCGTCGAACAGGCGGAATCGGCTTACCGGCCAGCACCCGCCTTTCCCACATATCCAGAATGTCGCTGGCTTCGCGCTCTAGTTCTTTGTGGCTCAACTGGCCATCAGTTCCCCGGCGCCGCAGTTCAAGACAGATGTGGTAAAAAACCGGCTTCGGCCACGGATACTGCTCACTGCTCGGGTACCGAAATACAAGCTTTCGCCACTTCCAGTATTCAGCCATCACGTCAGCAGTGGTGACACCCAGCACGCTGCGCTCTTCCCTGCACCACTTGATGAACTGGCCTGGCGAAGGCAGGAATGGACGCTCCTGACGGCGTACCATAAGCATGCCGGCCTCAACCTGCTCCATGGTGGTGATCCCGTTTTCTTTGAACGCCAGTACCCACTGTCGGCGGATCTCGTTCACATCCTCCTGGCTGCGATTAAGCAGGCTTGCCGGGAACGCGGCGGCCAGCTGTACGAATAGCCCGTTGATAATCTGCGCCACCTGCTGCGTTTGCTCGCGCTCGGTGTACTGCTCAGGCAAGTTATGCGCCACGCGGCGAGCCTGTTCCCGGTCAAAATTGCGAATGCTCTCGGCAAGTTTTTTCATTCCAGCACCCCGTCAATCCAATCGGTGTTATGCAGGTCAATGCAGCTCCGGAATGACTTTGCCGTTCCGGTTGCACGCAGCCGCTTGGTAGTGAGCTGATCCCACTGTTTGCGCAGACTCGAGGGGCTCAGGATGTTGTCTTTCCAGAACTCATCCCGGTTGGCCCACTGGAAGAGGTCACAGATTTCGTAGTGGGTACGCTTGTCCTGGACACGCATCAGCCTGATGGTGTTTGCCCATTCAGCCCATTTTGGTTCGGATAGCGATGCGTTGACGGTGAGAAGCCTGTCGTAAATCCAGCGAGCGGCCTTGAGGTCGTCAGCGGATCCCCATGATTTACCTGCCGGGGTGTATATCCCGTCGGCAGCTTCTGGATGGCGTGAGAGAAACTTTTCAGTTTTCTGGTTTCGGGATTCGTCAGAATTCCGAGACGAGGATATTTTAATATTGTTCTTGTTATAGTCTTGGGTGTCTACCGTTTCCGGGAAGGTTTTTCCCGTTTTCGGTAACACTTTTCCCGATTTCGGGAAGACTTTTCCCGTTTTCGGTTTGTCTAAAATCCAGGCAGAGAGGTCAGTATTTATACCGACCGTTTTCATCACGCCCTGCTTTCGACTGAAGATGATTTTGCGTTCTGCAAGTGATTTGAGCACATCAGAAACATGCGAATCACTCAACCCTGTAAGCTCAGCGATCACCGTGTTCGTAACACGGTCCTGTTTCTTGTTCCAGCCGTAGGTAAGCCAGATCACCGCCTCAAAACACTGCCACTCCCGGCCTGACATTCTCAGGCGAGGCTTGAGCTGTTGGATCTCGTTAGCGACCTTGGTATAGCCGTTCGACAGGTCGGCCATACGACCTCCCGTTTGTTCAGTTCTGTTGGGGAAATTGATAATTTCAGCTGTGTTTGACATACTTAGCTCCGCAATTACACTCCGTTTTTGCACCTGAAAGCCGTTGGTGTTCGAGCACCGCGGCTTTCGCCTTTTCTGAAGTCTTCACATTGCCCCCAGCATGGTTGTGACCATCGCCAGTAGCGGCGCCGTAAGGTCAGGATCGACACGGAACATCTCAAAAATCCCCTCGCCTAACTCCTTCAACTTTTCCTTCTTCGGTGCATCGAGCATCAGAGCTTGCTTCGCCTCACTCACCTCTTTTTCCAACCTGGCCATCCGGTAGGCAAACGAGTCGTTCTTTACGACTCGGTCGCGGTACCGAATCGGTAATACAGACATGATCGCTGGCACCAGCTGTTCGACGTTCTTTCGGTACGATGCGGAGTCTTCTTTGTTATCCAGCCAGCGGAACAGCTTAACGTTCCACACATCGGCCTGGCCTGAGAAATCAACGCCATCAAGTTGAAGTTCTTCCGCCGCCTCTTGGATTTGAAGCGCAACAGCTACGCGCCCTTCTGCCGCTGCCCACGCCCGGACCGCTGAGCAGATATCACGATGATCTATATCCTGCGTTGCCGGTTCGCTTTGATGACACGGGAATATCAATGGATTAGAGGAAGCTCTGTTACTCTGTTGGAATGAAACAGTCTGCATTGTTAAGGCTCCTGTTTAGGTAAACCATCTGTGGGGTTTGGGTAGAGATCGGGGCGCAGTTCGTGGGGAGTTACGCCTGTAGCTCGAAAAATAGGAAGCACACGGGCTTGAGGTACCCTACCTCGATTTCGATTCTTCCAATGACTTACATTCATCACGCTAGTTGATAAGAGCTCCGCCAATTTTGTTGCGCTTCCAGCGATACCTATAGCTTTATCTAAAGGACTCATAACTTTCTCCGAGAGTTGAGGTTAGAAGATTAAACATATTGTTTAGTTGAATGTCAACATTATGATTGTTGAGCTTATAAACATTTGGTTTAGAATCTTGTTATGAAAGAAAAAACTCATCAGATTGATCATCCGCAGGTACAACGACTCAATGAAATAATTGAGCGTAAAGGCATTTCTAAAGCCGATATGGCTAGGATCTGTGGAGTAAGCGCACAATCAGTGAATAATTGGTTTGTACGTGGGACGATTGGCAAAAGTTCTGCTATTAAATTGGCAGACGCACTTGGGGTAAGCCTTTCTTGGGTTTTAGGACAAGACGTTGGAGAAAAGGACGGCCTTAAAGCGGACGAACAACGCTTGCTGGAACTGTATCGTCAGTTGCCAGAAGAAGAACAGCAGAACATGCTTCGTATTTTCGCACTTAGACTAAAAGAACTGGATGAACTTTATGATAAGTACATGAAAGGTCGTTTTCGCAATCAAGATGAATAATAATATTTTACCTATACCACACTATAATTTTTAACTTTTGAGTTTTACTAATGTTTCGAGCATCAATAAAAGTCATAGTTAACGGAAAGTATATTTTATAGAACATATTAAGGCTTCAGGCATTTTAAACATAAATTTGATTGATGCCTAAAACGAATTAAGACTTCCTGATTAAAAAGGATATCGGCATGCCTGAAAAAATATTCAATTTCAAAAGTTATCCTATAGTTTTCATTGGTTCTGGTGTTTCAAAAAGATATCTGCAAAATTACCCCACGTGGGAAGAATTGTTACTTGAATACTGGAAGCAGACAAATCCGGATGTGGATTTTTATAATTACCTGTTAGGTATCAAAGAAAAATATAAACAAACAACTGACAACGAATCTGATTTAAGCCATAAAATATACACCGAAGCGGCAACAAAAATAGAGAATGATTTCAATAAAATGTTCACCGAAAACACATTGCAAGTCAAAGGCTTAGATGCTAAGCGTGTTTTCACTGAAAACATCTCCCCTTTTAAGTTTTCGATATGTCAAAGATTTTCAGAAACCAATCTAAAAAAAGAAATAAACAAAGAAGAACTTGAGTCCTTTAAACTTCTTCTAAAAAAAGCAAAAATGATCATTACAACTAATTATGACGCATTTATTGAGGAACTTCTTTTAGAGCAAAACGTAACTCCAAAATTGTACATCGGGAACAATGGATTTTTCGAAGATACAGTTGGTTGGAGTGAATTATATAAAATTCATGGCGATATAAAAGAACCTCGGTCGATAATAATAAATTCTGAAGACTATCAAAAGTATGATGATAAAGCTATTTTAATTAGCGCCAAAATTCTTTCTAACATGATTAAAAATCCAATTTTATTTATTGGATATTCATTAACTGACAGAAATGTCAAAAAATTACTATCGGACTTCTCATCTCAATTACCCAAAGAAGATGGAAGAAAGTCAGCCGAGAGAATAATATTAATTCAGTATAAACCAGATGAATTAGAAATCGTATCAAAACAAATAACAGATCAGCAATTACAAGTCACATATACCTCTGTTGAAACAGACAATTATAAAAAAATTTATGATGAAATAAGCACTGTTAATGAGGGGCTCTCTCCTTATGACGTATTGAGATATCAGAGAGCCATAAAAACACTCATTGTCAACGAAGGCGAGAAAGGGAATTTACATAGTTTGCTTGTTTCACTTGCTGATCTTGATAAATTAGAAGATAGCGTTAAGCAAGGAAAGAACCTTGTAGTAGCGCTTGGTGATAAAAAGTATGTATTTACTCATATAAAAGAGCTTAATTATCTTGAAGACTATATTTTCCAGAGAAATGAGATATCTAATAAGCTTGCTATAGAATTCATTACTGGGTCAACAAGTACCTTACGCCTACCTTTCTCAAAATTAATTTCATCTTGCAATATCAATGAGTTAGGTTTGCCAGCCAAATTAATTACTAAATTAAATCAAAGAATTGAACGACATGGTAAACTCGACGACTTAATTACTTCAACATCTCTGGATAAAGTGAATGCCGCGAAAGAGTTTAAGCATATCGCAGACATCAAAAGCGCAGGATTAAGTAAACAAAAAGAAATTTTTGTTTTAATCAAAAATATTAAGCACCTTCCCAAAGAAGAAGTTGATAAATATGTTAAGGAAGAGGCATTTCCACAGTTTAGAGATTGTGATGCCGAATTGCTCAAAACAGACCTTAGAAAATTATTCCTTGCGTACGATTTATTAATAAACGGTGATATTGAACGTGTTTAATTTATGTGGCCCTGATCATTATTGGATGAAGGGCCATAATTTATTAACTAAATAATAATTCAGTCTATATCCTTAAGAAGTATTTACATCAAGTCGTTGTTCTATAATCTCCAGAAGGAGAATTTGAGCTATTTAATTGGTTTTTAAAATCCTTCGTTATCATGCTCCATTGTCTTTCCCTTCCCCATCTCTTACATGCAGGTAGACCAACCTAGTTATCAGAACAGCCCTATCAATTTTCGATCTTTTTACACGACATCCACCCTAAACATCATCAGTAAACATTTAGTTTATTCAAAAATACTCATTTTGTTGACACGTCATTAAACTTTGTGTTTAATCAAAATACCAAGACGCACTACGAACCACCAAGGCAGGACGCCCACGAAGTAGCCGCCGACGGCATATGAAGAGTCGGATGAGGTGGAGAGATTAACGCGCATCAGGTGTAAACGTTCCGCTGGCCGGCGATAAGGCAAACGAGGGTGAGAATGATTGATGAAAAGAAAGTACAAAATGTTAAAGCGCCATTGCTAACTAGTAATAGCAAAGTGATTCAAGCCGCAGACGCTGCACTTACAGCTTTGAACAAGTCGTTTGATGACGTTATTGAGAAAGACTACTGGCTTGCAGAAAAGATGAAAAAGGCAGCACTAGAGGCCGCCCTTGCGTCAATTACCATTTTATAGGGATATCAAAAGGTTCTGGTCGTTCAGAATTGTATTGCTCTTCAGCTGCATTACGGCATTCAGGAAGCAATTCTGAGACACGTTTAATCAGAGCTTCAGGTGAAGTGATTGCAGGATCTTTTGCTGCAAGTGCTAAAGCCAAATCGTAAGCGACAGACTCTTGATCTCTTTTATCCTGAAAAACGTTGAAAGACATGATTTTTCCTTTGCTGGCTGTGTGAGAACTTCCAGCATACCACCGAGCCTGAAGTGGTGAAAAGACAGGCGTAAATGAGGGGTGAGAATGATTGATTTCGCACGCAAACCAGGACGGCAGCAGGCAGTAAAGCTGAACTTCTTCGAGGTGGTACTTCGCCGCTTATGCTACCTGCTGGCGCAAAAGGGGAATCCAGATGTGTAGCTCAACGAAATGCGGGTACTGCGGCAAGCCGGTTGAACCGGAGAAAGTAGTCATAAGTACCCTTCTCTATCGCAACGGCGCACAGCTGGCGCGCAAAGAAAAAGAATACTGCTCTGAACGTTGTGCTTCGTACGACCAGATGGCCCACGAGGCATAACGTAAAAGCCGCGCAAGGCGGCCCGTACGTCCGGTGCTCCCGACCAAAGTTACACCGGAAAACTACTTAAAAAACCAAAGTTCACCCAATGGGCGCTATCTCTGGCCCGGGGATCTTACATCCAAAAAAGAGGATCTCACATGGAATTTTTCTATGTAGTGAAGGCTACGCAGAAATCTGGCAAAGAAGACGCAGTGATTTGGTTCACTGCTAAATCAGAAGCCCGTGCCAACCTGCAGCTCGATGTTGAGCTGGAAGATGCTTGTATTGAAACCGGACGCGGGAAGGATTACGCCAAACCGGTTCGCACCGATTTCCCGGTGTATAACGACCTCCCGGAAGAAAGCACCGTGGATTACACCTGGTGCAAACGCTACGAACTGCAGAACGATGGACGCACCTGGCTGCCAAAGGCTGGTGCTGAGTCGACTGGACCCGTGGACAACACTGCCGCACCGGAACCGACCGTTAAAGTCGAAACTACCGTCGAGTGTGTCCCGCTTGAAAACCGCACTCCAGCGGTCCGTTTTGCCGTCCATCTGACCAGCGACAAATACCTGTCCCATATCACTAAAGAGCAGCAGTTGGCTGCCAGCGAAATGTCACTGGATGAAGGCAACACCTATCTCCAGAACCTGCTGCTGGCGAAAAACGGCATTCCAGAAGCTGCCGAACTCAGTCTGAACGCTGAGTGGAAACTAGTCCAGGCGATTAAACAGGTATTCACGCCAGATGAAGCGCACAACAAAGAAATTATTGCTGCATTCATGGCTGACTGGGCGAGAGCTGATGCCGGCGACCGCAATCAGTTAGTTGAAGAGTGGAGAAGCGGAAAGCTTGCTCTTCTCAAATCAGAAAGCACCAGCGACGCCGACGCTACAACTGGTCATGACCTCAAACCTGATAACGGTATCCAGATTGACGAGAATGATGACGAAACCACTCGTTATCCAGTCGTGCGTATGCCCTTCCGCAAGCAGTTACTCGCCCAGTTTACCGCCGACGAACTGCGCCACCACTTAACCCGCGAAGAATACGAAGGTATCAGCGCGCTGGAGATGGACACCGACAACGGCTACGTCCAGAACCTGCTGCTGGCGGCAGAAAACTGCGAAGAGGTGAAGGGTTACGATACCAAAGACCTGTGGCGCTACACCGATGCCATTCGCAAGGTGTTCAGCCAAGAGAAGCGTCACGAACTCGCTCTGGTACTTCGTTTTACCCGAATCTGGGCTGCGACTGATTACATTGACCGTGGCATTCTGGCGCGCGAATGGGCTGCCGGTAATCGCATCAGTAATGTTCAGCGCACCGATTCTGGTACCAATGCCGACGGCGGGTATGTAACGGATCGCGGCGAAGGCGCGCATCACACTCTGGACACACTCGATCTTGAGATAGCATGTGCCCTACTGCCTATGGACTTCCACCACTTCGAAGTTCCTTCGAGCGTGTTGCGACGCGCCAAAGAAATCGTGGCGAAGAAAGAAGAACCATGGAAATCATGGAGCGCCATCCTGCGTAAACAGCCCGGCGTACTGGCGGTGAACCGTGCGGCAATCTTCAATCTGATCCGCATAGCGCCGGAAAACATCCACCACACGCCAGCGGCTCATCTTGAGTTCGTTAATAAAACCATGACGGCTGAATTTAACTCTGCTGTGGAGTTACTGCCGTTGCCTACTCCTGCAGTTGAGACTGAAACCCCAGTTGAACAACCGCAGGTTGAAAATCTCGGCAGTGGTGTGTTCTCCATCGATGGCCTGATGGGTGGAAATATCGAACCGGTCGTCGATACCTCCTCAAATGAAGTCGAAAAAACGGAAAACGCAGTGGAGACAACCAACGATGTGCAGATGGAAACGGCTAAGCCAGAGAAAGACGAAGATGTTGGTTCGGTACCACCGCGCGAAAGCACTAATGCAGCTAATTCGCAGACAGATTCCATAGTGCCAGAAGAGCAGCAGTCAGAGCCAGTAATCGAATACCCGGCTTACTTCGAGCCTGGCCGCTACGAAGGTCTGCCGAATGATGTTTATCACGCAGCAAACGGTATTAGCTCAACCCAGGTAAAAGATGCCCGCGTCAGCCTGATGTACTTCAACGCGCGCCATGTGGCTAAAACAATACCGCGCACAGCATCCAAAGTGCTGGACATGGGGAACCTGGTGCATGCCCTTGCATTGCAGCCGGAAAACCTCGAAGCAGAGTTCAGCGTAGAACCTGAGATCCCGGAGGGTGCTTTCACCACCACCGCAACTTTGCGCGAGTTCATCGATGCGTTCAACGCCAGCCTACCGGCGCTGCTTAGTGCTGACGAGATTAAAGCGTTGCTTGAAGAACATAACGCATCCCTTCCCGCTCAAGTGCCGCTTGGCGCCAGCCTGGAAGAAACGGCTCAAAGCTATATGGCTCTCCCTGCTGAGTATCAGCGTATTGAAGAAGGCCAGAAGCAGACAGCAACGGCAATGAAGGCATGCATTAAAGAGTACAACGCCACCCTGCCCGTGCCGGTTAAAACCAGCGGCAGCCGTGATGCGCTACTCGAGCAATTAGCGATCATCAATCCAGACCTGGTGGCGCAAGAAGCGCAGAAACCTACACCGCTGAAAGTGTCTGGTACTAAAGCAGACATGATCCAGGCAGTTAAATCAGTTAAGCCCGATGCCATGTTCGCCGACGAACTGCTGGATGCCTGGCGCGACAACCCTGGCGAAAAGATTTTGGTTACCCGCCAGCAGTTGGCCACAGCGCGAGCAATTCAGTCTGCACTCCTGGCGCACCCGACCGCCGGCATGCTGCTGACACATCCAAGCCGCGCCGTTGAAGTGAGCTACTTCGGCTTTGACGACGAAACAGGTTTAGAAGTGCGTGTACGTCCGGACCTTGAAATTGAACTGGACGGCGTGCGCATCGGTGCGGACCTGAAAACCATCAGCATGTGGAACGTGAAGCAAGAAAGCCTACGCGCCAGGCTGCACCGGGATATCATTGACCGGGACTACCACCTCAGCGCGGCTATGTATTGCGAGACCGCGGCGCTGGACCAGTTCTTCTGGATTTTCGTCAACAAAGACGAGAACTACCACTGGATCGCCATCATTGAGGCGTCCACCGAACTGCTGGAACTTGGCATGCTCGAGTACCGCAAAACGATGCGCGCCATCGCCACAGGTTTCGATACGGGCGAGTGGCCAGCACCAATCACTACCGATTACACCGATGAACTGAACGACTTCGACCTGCGCCGCCTCGAAGCGCTGCGCGCTCAGGCTTAAGGGGGATTTATGCATAACACTAACGTTACCGTTGCTGACCAGAACACCGTTATTAACTCCAACGTGGCTTTGTTTGATTCCCAGTATCTGAACGCCATCAGCACTTTTGCGCAGATCATGGCGCAAGGCACCGCGACCGTTCCTAAACACCTGCAGGGCAATCAGGCCGACTGCATGGCTGTAGCGATGCAAGCGGCACAGTGGCAGATGAATCCCTTTGCCGTGGCGCAGAAGACGCACCTGATTAATGGTGTACTCGGGTACGAAGCGCAGCTGGTTAATGCCGTCATTTCACGCAGCGGCGTGCTGGCCAGTCGTTTTGATTATGAGTGGTACGGACCATGGGAAAAGGTTGTTGGAAAATTCCACATCCGTAAAGGCGACAAAGGCGAGTACCGCGTCCCGGGCTGGACCCTGGCTGACGAAGCCGGGATCGGCATTATTATCCGCGCAACCCTGAAAGGTGAAGATCAGCCAAGGGAACTCGATTTGCTGCTGGCTCAGGCCCGAACCCGAAACTCTACCCTGTGGGCTGACGACCCTCGCCAGCAGCTGGCGTACCTGGCAGTCAAACGCTGGGCGAGACTGTTCTGCCCGGATGTGATTCTGGGCGTTTATACCCCGGATGAACTGGATGATCGCCGTGAAGAAAGAGAGGTAAACCCCGCACCGGCGCAACACGTAAGCCTTGCAGACATTTCAGGTGACAACGTCACCAATACTCAAACTACTCAGGAATCAAGTCAAAACATCGATGCCCTTGCTGATGATTTCCGAGACCGCATCGAGGCGGCTCAGGATGTGGATAGCGCTAAGGCTCTGCGCGCAGATATTGAAACCGTGAAAACAACGCTAGGTTCTGCCCTGTTCACTGAGCTGAAAAACAAGGCCGTGAAGCGTTATTACCTGGTTGATGCGCGGAACAAAGTCGAAGCAGCCATCAATTCCTTGCCACCTTCAGATGAGCCGGATGCAGCTGCGCGGTTCGCAGAAGTAGAGCGCGTTCTTGCAGCGTCGAAACGCCATTTGGGCGACGAACTGCATGGTCAGTTCAGCATCACCCTGGCGGATATGAAACCGGAATACGTGGACTAACGAGATCGGGAGGGGTAACCCTCCCTTAAGGAGAAGAAATGCGACTGATTAATAGAGGCAGTAAGCAATCCCCTTTGGCTCGCCAGGCATGTGATATCGCACTCGCAGCCCACCAGCAAAGATATGGTGACTATGGGCGCAGCAAGATGAAAGAGACCTACACGGTGAGAGTGGAAGGCGTGAAGGTCTGGGTTGAAGTGGTCAACTGCAAGGCAAGCTACGTGGCCACAGCAATGACCGGCATGCGCCGACTGCGTTCCCTGCCCGGCCAGGCAAACTGAAACTGAAATATCAACGACTAAATACCGGCATATCTATACTCATGCCGGTTACCTGAGGTGAACCATGTCGCAGGTAATTTTTAACGAAGAATGGGTTGTTGGCGCAAGGCTCACAGAAAAAACAGGCCTGACCCAACGACAGATTGAGAAGTATCGCCAGGGCTGCTGGGTGGAAGGTGTCCATTTTAAACGGATATCGCCTTCTGGAGAAAAAACCTTGCGTGGCACAACCTGGTATAACTATCCGAGAATTAATCAGTTAATAAGGGATGCGTAAGATGGCAGCTTTGCCTACGGGTGTCGAAATCAGAAACAATAAGGTTTGTATCTGGTTTATGTACCGGGGAAAGCGTTGCCGCGAAATTCTTAAAGGTTGGATTAACACCCCGGCGAACATCAAAAAAGCCGGGAATCTTCGGGCTCTGATCGTTAGCGAGATCAACCTTGGAGAGTTTGATTACAATCAGCGCTTTCCTTCATCATCCAGAGCAAAAAAAACCGTAACTACTGTTTCAGTTCAAACCTTTTCAGAGCTGTGTGAACTGTGGACGAGCATTAAAGAAACCGAAATTAGCGCGAATACCATGCGTAAGACGCGCTCACAACTCGGTACGTTAATGCACATCATTAACGAAGACACGCCGGTTTCAACTATACGCCACAGCGACATTCTGAAATACAGAAAGGAACTGTTGAACGGTGAGACACTTTACCTGGCAAATCCCAGAAGCAACAAACAGGGACGCACTGTGCGTACCGTGAATAACTATATATCGCTACTTTGCTCCCTTCTTCGGTTTGCACACAAATCAGGCTTTATCAGTGGTAAGCCCTTCGAAGGGATCAAGAAATTACACAAAGGGAAAGTAAAACCGGATCCTTTAACGAAGCAGGAGTTTAGTTTGCTTGCGGAATCCGAGCGTGGCCAAAGCCTCAATATGTGGACGTTCGCAGTTTATACAGGTGTGCGTCATGGAGAGCTCGCAGCCCTTGCCTGGGAAGATATTGACTGGGAAAAAGGTACGGCTCATATACAGCGCAATCTTAATGCCTTGGGCATGTTCGGCCCACCAAAAACCGAAGCAGGTAACCGGGTTATCACCCTTTTAGAGCCGGCACTTGAAGCCTTGAAAGCACAGCGCAAGCTGACGGCGCTGCAGCCTAAAACCGAAATTGTCTTTAATCATCGCGAGTATGGCGCAGTGGAACATCAAAGTCTGCGATTCGTTTTCATACCCCGGATGCGCAAAGGAGAACAGAAAGCCTACTACTCTTTATCGAGCATCGGTGCGAGATTCAACGCAGCTGTAAAACGTGCTGGTATTCGCCGCCGGAATCCGTACCATACGCGGCATACTTTTGCCTGCTGGCTTTTATCTGCCGGCGCTAACCCGTCTTTCATAGCCAGCCAGATGGGGCATGAAAACGCGCAAATGGTTTATGAAGTCTACGGTGCGTGGATTGAAGAAATGAATGGCGAACAGGTGCTGATGCTTAACGATAAGCTCGCACGCTGA